ATGCACCACGATCATGGAGAGGCAGTTATGTTTGATGGCCTCGCGGAACAACTCGCCGACGCGCACCACGGCCGTGTTGAGCGAGCCCTGGTAGATCACCGGCGAGGCAATCACATGGTTTTTGGTCATGAATCACTCAATCCGGTGTGCGTTACCAACGCGATGACAGCGTAGCGCCTCCGTGCTATTTATAGTCCGCGCGCCCATTCCCCTCGTCTGCCCCTCCTCGACCACGACTAACTCCACCCAGCGGACAGCGCCCATTTTACCCCCATTTTACCGCCCCAAACTCCTTGCCAAACTAGCGCAAACCTGTTATCTTTAATATAGATGAGGTGAGCGGAAGTGGCTGGAAGGGTGAACGGGATGGGACGGTATGCGGGATTTGTGAGAGATAACGTCAGATGGGCCATTTACGGGCGCGCCGTGGGTACGGCCAGCAGGGGCAGGAGCAGGCCGCATAGCAATGACCGCCGCCCAGCGTTCAACGGGGCGGGGCATGAAAACGACAGGAGACTGAACACGATGAGCACACATGAACCACAAACCGCTACGCAGATGATGACAACGCAGGCGGCAGATGGAACGGTGATCGTGGTACGGGTGGACGACGGGACACCCGCGCCCTCCATGATCCCGCCGCGGTACGTGGGGGACAAGGCGGCGCTGTTGGTGGCGCACGGCGCGCGTGAGGTGTACGCGGCCGCGGGGATGGGCTGGGGGGCGCGGGAGCGCCGCTACCTGTTGTGCTATCGCGACCGGTTTGGCGATGAGCAACAGGTAGCGGTAGCCGACGCGGCCGCGTCCGCGGCTGCTCTGGACCACTCGCGCGACCACGGGGACGCCATTCCCGCGTCCGAGCCGGGGTCGGCGCTGACGCGGGATCAGCTGCGGGAGCGTGAGCGTTTGGACGACCTCCGCACGCGAGCCGAACTGGCGGTTTTGGATGCTCTCCAGGCGGCCCAACCTCTCAGCATCGACGTGCGGGGTGAGTCGTGTCCCATCGTGGACATCCGTTACTGGCGAAGCGGGTCGTCCGTCTTGGTCCATCATGGACCCCTCGACCGTTACCGCTGTCGTGAGTGGGTTGAGATGACCGAGGACGTGGCCCGTGCCATTTTGGAGACGGCCGCCGCGATGCATCGCGGCGGAAGGCGAAAATGATGAGTGAGCGAGACGAAGGCGAAAACGATGAGTGAGCGAGACGAAGGCGAAACCCTGGCCGGCCAGCGCGCCGAGGAGGATGCCTACCAGACCACCAAAGCGGTCATGGAGGCTCTGCGGCGGGGTGTGCCTGCCGAGGATATCGAGGCGGCGCTGGCAGGCGTGCCGGCTCCCAAGGGCCGTGAGCTGATCCGCTGCCGCTCCTGTGGGCAGGCGGGATACGCTGGGAGCTACCCGTTTTCGACCCTCGGCGGAGCTGACTTGTGCGACGATTGCGTGTAACGAGAGTGCGCAATAGATCGACCCGCTTGGCAATTGACCGGGTGGGGCATGGAAAAAACGGAGGATTTGTATGACACACGACGATGCGTCCAGGCTCGCGCGGCAGATTAACGACGAGACTGATGCTGACGCGCGCATGCGGCCCGCGCGCGGATGGGCGCACGAGGACGGGCCGTGGCTCATCCACACCAGCCGCACTGTTCAGAGCGGCTACAACGGTCGTCCCGACACGTCGGCGGTGACGGGTGACCTGCACAACGAGGCGCAGGTGACGATGTTCCTAGCGGCGCGCCGGACAACCGGCTAGACACGCTAATGGAACCGTTGACACCGCGTCGCCGCCTCATCGAGTCCCTGTTCGGCATCCTCGGCAGTGAGGAGCTGAGCATGGACACCGACGAGACCTACGCTGTCCTGGTCGAACTGATCGGCCGCCTGGACGGCATGGCCTATCGCGGCCACGTGGACCCGCGCCGTCGGCGGGAGACGGGGCGCGCGTTGCGCGAGGGAAGCGCAAAGATTAACGATGATATGAAAGCGTCGTGGAGGTGACACGTGACGGCACAACACGGCAGTGACGCGGTGGACCGCATCGCCTGGATCATCGCCGACGCCCTGTTTGGCGGATGGACGTATGACCAGGAAACCACGTTTGAGGACGTGGAGCGCATGAACAGCGAGGGGTGGACCGTCGCGTCGGCGTCAGGCGTCCCAGGCGCGTGGATAGGGACGGAGGGGCTGCAGCTCGATCCCGCGACCCTCCGCCGAGCGTACGACCTCGGCGCGCAGCGCGCGGATCAGCGCGCGGCAGGTGGACGCGATGGCCATGACTGACGATCCTGAACTGGCGCGCCTGGCCCTGGAGTACGTGGACGCCGTGCGCGCCGACGACGCCGTGGCCATGGCGCGCCTCACGGAGGAGGCGCGCGCCCGCCGCCGCGCGCTGTCGCCGCCGTCACGCGTGGACGCGGACAACAGCGCCTACCGCGTCGATCTGTACGAACGCGACGATGGCGCGCTCGTCATCGTGCGCCCCGGCGTCAGCCTCGCCTACGCAGTGACCGGCGCGGACGGGGAGTTCGAGATGGAGATCGTCGCCATTCTCAACGGCGACGCCGTGATCGGGGGACAGGTATCTCTGCCCGCCGCATGGTCCGATCTGACGCACCCGTCGATGCGCCTCATCGCGTCCTACGACGAGCTGAGCGGCGAGGTGACGGTGCAGCGCGACCCCTCATCCGGTCGGGTCCTGGCCGGCGTCAACGGTCGGCGCTACCTCGGCGCCGCGTGGATCGCGCGTCTGGAAGCCGGCGATGGAGATGGCCATGGATAGCGCCGATCTGCTGGCTGATCTGGTCACAACCGCTGAGGCTGCGGCCCTGCTGGGTGTTGTGCCGCAACGCATCCGCCAACTGGTGACGACTGGCCAGTTGGCGGGGGTCAAGCGCGGTCACACCTGGCTGTTCACCCGCGCCGCCGTGGAGGCCGTCAGGCCCGCATTGCGCAGGCGCGGGGAGCGCGGCACGGATCGGGCGCCGCGCAAAAAGCGGGCAAAGAAGATACCACGCCCCTTGCCAAACTAGCGCAAACCTGTCATCTTTAGTGTAGATGGGGTGAGCGGGACGCGTGGACGGACCGGGCCACATCGGGAGAGGAGGGGAGAGAACGATGAGGACGGCGAATCAGAGCACTAGTGTGTGGCGGGGTGACTGCTACAAGGTCGTTCGATCAACACAGACATATAGCGGCGACAGCACGCTGACGACCGATTATCGCGTGCAAAACTATCGCGACGGCAATGCCGGCGATGGGTGTTGCTATGATCGCGAGGGAGCTATTGACGCGGCGCAACGCGACGAGCGGGCCTGGTCCGCGCTGGGTTTTGTGGGGCAGGGGGAGATGCGACGCATGGAGGAGCGCGATCGCGAGCCGTTCGATCCCGCCGATTATGACGGAGACAACTAGCATGCCGCGCAAGCCGACTGGGCGTCGGCCTGGTCGTTGTCTCCGTCGGCGCTGATAAGGCGGCACGGAGCGTGTCGCGGAGGAGATGAGGAGGAGAGAGATGATGACAACCGACACGACAACCGCGTGTACCGTTAAGCCGGTTGCGTATCAAACGCGCTATGCGTTGAGCCCCATCCCGTTTGAGCGGGCGTGGACGCTCGCGGCAGACCACGGCCATGAGGGGGCAGACATCCTCGCGCGTCCGGCCAGGGAAGACGCCATCTAGCCCCTGCCCGTTCCCGTGCCGCCCGCGCCGCTGCGCGCGTGGACGGATACAGTGATTGCGGCCCTGTCCCACGCCGTCACGATGGGGCGAGAGTCATGGGTGGTCGGGAGTGACGCGCCGACCGTCATCAGTGGTCAGGTGGTCCACGAGACCACGACAGGCCGCTTGACGTGGACCATCGACCCCGCTGGCGCGACCGCCAGCGGGGTCAACCGCCCCGGGCCGTTTGGTGGTCCGGGCTCTCGGCTATGCCGCGCGGCATACCCTCTCCCCGGGAGGACCGTCTATATACATATATACTAGCGCGTTTCCGACGGACAATTCATAGTGTAAGGAGATGATTGTCGGGCGCCATCGTAACCGCTCGAAGGAAAGGCCGTCATCAATGGGGACGAGGACACGCCAGAGTGAGTGCGCCCAGGCCGCGCGTGAGAGAGCGCCTTTGACGTCCACGCAGGTGGACATCGCCCGGCGCCTCGCCGAGGGCCATCTGTACCCCCAAATCGCGGCAGACCTCCAGGTGAGCGTCGAGTACGTGCGCATCGTGGTGTCCCTGGCCTGTGGCCGCCTGGGACTCGTCGGGGACCGGATGCTGCTCGCTCTGTGGTATCGTGACCACGCCCCGGTCGGCGATCGTGCGGGTACGGCTGACAACGAACAACCGTTAGCGCGCGTGGAACGACAATGACGGCCGCTTCCCCGTCAGCGACAGGCCGCGCGGGGGGTCCGCTCGTGATCCCCGAGCGCGCCATCCAATCAGCTGTGATGCAGTATCTGCGTCTCCAGGGTTGGTACGTCTTCCGCCTGAACGCCGGGGCGCTCCCCAATGAGCGGGGGCGGTCAGTGCGCATGCTCCCCGCTGGCACACCAGACCTACTTGCCATTCGAGATGGTCAGTGCCTGTTTGTCGAGTGCAAGCGGCCGGGTCAGCGCCCAACCGACCGCCAGCGCGCGATGATGGCGACGCTGGAGGCGTTCGGCGCGCGCTGCGTCGTGGCCACGGGCGTCGAGGACCTGGAGCGTCAATTGGCGCGTGCTCAGACGGACGCCACGGACTAATGGCGAAGAGACGAGATACCGCCGCGCTTCAGGTGAGCGCGGAGAGGCGCGAGGCGGACCGTCTGGCGCTCAAGGCGGAGATAGAGCGGTGGTACCGTCTCAAGATCGAGCAGGTGGTCCACCCTGACGACGAGCGCAACCGATCGTATCGCACGCCCGGGCACGTCCAGGAACTGGGGACGGCGCGCGCGGGCTCCGGCAGCGTATGGGATTGGTTGGCTCCCCACGGCGACCGCGCCATCCGGGGAGAGCGGTTCGTCAAGGCAGCGCCGATTCATGTGCGGCCGTCGGCCGTCGTCCATCTGGGCGACGCGCCCCATGATCCTGCGCGCTTTGCCCGTGCCTGCCTGCGCTTACAACAAGAGGATCGCGCGCTCAGCATGATCTTCCACCTGGTGTGCTTCGACAGTCCCTGGAGCGAGGCAGACGTGGCCAGGGCGTGGAACGATGGGACGCCGCGCAATGGCTGGAGCCGGGCGCGGGTCCAGCAGCGGAAGGTCGAGGCCTGCGCGCTCATCCGCCGGTGGTGTGGCGTTCCTGACGCGGCCGCGCGGGCGGACGCTAGCGCGACGCCTGACGGGCCGGAGCATCAAAACATTGACAAGTAGCCGATTTGACGTATGCTATAGTCATCGTCGAGGTGCGCCCACCCAGCCTCACTCCTCCACAACACCCCTTTTTAACGGGCCGGCGGACGGTCAAGTCGTCCGCCGGCCCTTGCCTTTCCTCCCGATTCCTCATCGTGCATGGAGGTGCGCTATGGCCACCTGCCCACGAGGCTATTGGCGATCGTCCGCGCCGGCGCGCGTGATCGGAATGGACCACCCCGGCGACGGCCTGGACGGCGTGCTCGTCAACGGTCGTGACCCTGTTGCCGTGGATCGCGCTCACGCTCGCGCTCGTTTACAGGAGACGCGCCGACGGGAAAAGCAGGAACGCCAGCGCGAGGCCGCGCGGGATGGGCTTGGTTCCACAAGCGCCGCCACCATCGTCGGGGACAGTCGCTCATGCTGACGTACGTGACACCGGTTCATGAGGTGTTGGCGCCGGAGATCGCATTGGCGGCGGCCGTGGTGCGCCTCACGCTAGACGATCTGGCCTCGCACGACTATCAGCGGTCGGCGGCGCGCGACGTGCGGGCCGGCCGCTTGGAGCCGTGGGTGCTTATGCTAGAGGCCTATCCGGCGGTTGCTGAGCGGGCGCGCTGTGAACTGACCGTGGAGAGTGGGCGCGCCCCATGACTGTGTCGGGCGCGCGGGTCCTGCTCGACCTGGAGGGCCGGGAGGTAGGTGGGCAATGGACACGCAAGACCGTCTCTCTGAACGGGACCTGACGCCGACGGTCCATGTGACGGACAGGGGGCGGCGCATCCACGTCCGACTGACTGTCCCCGACCCAACAAGACGGCCGCACCCGACCGTGCTGCTCCGCGAGGCTTTCCCGCGGCATAGCGATGCGGTGTGGCTGCCGGCGCGGTCCTGCTGGTCGCTGCCCGGACACGATCGCGTCCGGGTGTGTGAGTGGGCGTCGCGATTGGGGTTCCGAGTGGTTGACGAGCAGGACGCAACACTGGTACGACAGACCTGAGCGGGACAAACGGGGACAAAACACGATGGGACGGACGAGCGATCCTGAGCGGGCCATCCGCCAGGCGAAGGTTCTGCAGCTTTTTGTGGCTGGCAGGAGCTACCGCGCCATCGCCGATGAGCTACACATCGACAAGGACACCGTGACCGCGGATATCCGGTCGCTCACAACGAAACTTGATACCTGGGCCGCCAATCAGCGCAAGCAGGCAACGGCGTTCGTGACGGCGACCTACCAGCGCGTGATCGACGAGGCCTGGGCGGGCTACGACGCGGAGTGCGAGCGGGAGCAGGCCTACCTTGCCGGCGACTATGACCGCGAGCACCAGGTCCCCGACCCCGATGGCGGGGTGCATCAGGAGCGGAAACCGCCGCCGTTCAAGAGTTTGCGCGTGGCCTGGCTGAACACGATCCGTGAGACGACGACGGCCTACGCCAAAATCGTCGGAGTGGACGCGCCTCAGAGGGTCGAGGTCTCCGGCAAGGACGGCGGGGCGCTGATCGTCCGGCAGTACGTGGGCATTGATCCCGACGAGGTGTAACCAAGACAAGAGGACCTGCGATGACGGTGATCGCGCGCTTTGAGCCGCGCGGCGCCGCCCGCGACCTCTTCACGTGTCGCGACCGTGAGGTGCTGCTGAGCGGCCCCGCCGGCACGGGCAAGAGCCGGGCGTGCCTCGAAAAGCTGCACCTGTGCGCCAGTCTCGCCCGCTACGCGGGCATGCGCGGCCTCATGGTCAGGAAGACCATGGTCTCGCTGACGGCGACCGGGCTTGTCACGTACAAGAGCAAGGTGCTCTCACCATTGGACGGCGTGACCTTCTTTGGCGGGTCCAAGGACGAACCGCCGGCGTATCGCTATCCCAACGGGTCGCGCCTTTTGTTGGGTGGCCTGGACGATTCGCAGAAGATCATGTCGTCCGAGTACGACATGATTTACGTCCAGGAAGCGACGGAACTGGGCCTTGGAGACTGGGAGAACCTGACGAGCCGCCTGCGCAACGGCGTGATGCCCTACCAGCAGCTGATCGCCGACTGCAACCCTGGTCCACCGACGCACTGGCTGAAGGTGCGGTGTGACGCGGGCGCGACGACGATGCTTGAGTCGCGGCATGAGGATAATCCGCGCTACTACGATGCCGCGACCGGATTGTGGACCACGGACGGTTTGGCCTACCTTGCGACACTGGACGCGCTGACGGGCGCCCGCAAGGCCCGCCTGCGGTTTGGACGGTGGGAAGGCGCCGAGGGTGTCGTCTACGAGGCGTGGGACGAGCGTCTGCACGTCATCCCGCGTGCCGATCTGCCGCACCTGCGGTACTACATCGCCTCAATGGATTGGGGCTGGACTAACCCTGGCGTTCTCCAAATATGGGGCGTGGACGGCGACGGGCGCATGTACCTCGTGCGCGAACACTACCGCGTGCAACAGTCCATCACTTGGTGGGCGCGGCTGGCGAAAGAGGAGCGCGACCGCTACCAGCTCAGGACGGTGCAATGTGACCCGTCCGAACCGGGCTTCATCGCCGAGTATCGCCGCGCGGGCGTCCCGGCCGCGCCGGCGTTCAACGGCATCCAACTCGGCATCCAGGCCGTGCAGGCGCGCCTCCAGCCAGCGGGCGACGGCCGACCCCGCCTCTACGTGGTGGAGGACGCGCTGGCGGAGCGCGACGCGCTGATCGCCGAGGACCAGCCGTCGTCGCTCTTAACGGAGCGGCCACGGTACGTGTGGGCGGCGGGCGCGGACGGCAAGCCGAACAAAGAGCAGCCCGTGGACGCTTTCAACCACGCGCAGGACGCCGAACGCTATGCCTGTGCCTACCTGGATCACCTCGGCGACAAGCGGCCGATGGAGGCCGCGGCCGGGGCGAAGCGCGCCGACTGGTAGCAACCAACAGGGCACGACACGGGCGACGTGGGGAGGATGAATGGCCGATCAGCTCACGGATACCGTCGTCATCCCCGGCAGCGGCGACGCCACGACGGGCACGGCCCAGCCCGACCGGACGGTGACGCTCACGGCCGATCCGCGCAAGGAGTACGCGGCGGGCACGGCGCAGTGGCTGGCCACGTCGCCGCGCGCCATGCCGTGGTCCATCGACGACCTGACGGACCAGTACGACGACGGCGTGTACGAGCGCATGCTGTTCGACGGCGTGATTTCGTCGTGCCTCACAATCATGAAGACGGCGATCCTGGAAGACAACATCAACCTGACGCCCGCCGTGACCGACAAGACCGATCCCCGGTACGAAACGGCCGTGCAATACCACGACTTCTGCGAGCGGACGCTGGCGGACCTGGAGACGCCGCTCTTCAAGGTGCTGGACAACATCTGCGACGCGCTGGCCGTGGGCAACAAAGTGGCTGAGAAGGTGTACGGCTACGACAGCACGTACACGGGCAAAACACAGATGGTCCTCCAAAGGATCAAGGTCAAGCCCCGCCATTCGACGGCCTTCGTGGTGGACGCCTATCGCAACGTGATCGGCATCCTCACGTTAGAGCCCGGCGTCGCCTCATCGCTGACGGGCTGGGGCACGCTCGTGTTGACCCCCGAGAACCAGGAAAATCTGAAGCCGCGCGACAAGTTCGCCATCCTCTCGTGGAAACCGAAAGACGAGGACCCGCGCGGCACGTCGATCCTGCGACCGGCCTACACGGCGTGGGCGCTGAAGATCACGCGCGTGTGGGACGAGTACAGCAAGTTCCTCAGCCAGTTTGCGACGCCCGTCCCCATCGGCTTCACGGACCCCGACGCCGAGCCGTACTACGACGCACAGGGCAACGAAATCACCGCGGCCATCGCGATGGCCAATGTCCTGTCGAACTACCGCAACGGCGCGGCTATGACGTTCAGCGGGAAGAGCCGGGTCGAAACGTTGTTTCCGGGCGGCCGGGGCGACGCCTTCCTGTCGGCCATCGACAAGTGCAACGGCGAAATGGCCGTGGCCATCCTGGGCCAGACGTTGGCGCAAGGGACGGGCCAGATGGCGCACAGTCGGGCGGCGACGCAGGTCCACGAGCGCGTGACGGATACCATCGTCAAGGACGCCAAGCCGTGGGTGGAGCACATGGTCAACCGCGACCTGTGCCGCGACATCGTGACGTGGAACTGGGGCAAGGCCGCTATGTCATTGGCCCCGGTGTCCTCGCTCGGCACAACGGAGCCGCAGGACGTGGCCAACAACGTCACGGCCTTTGCGCACGCGGGCTACCAACTGTCGCCCGTGCAGTTCGGCGACGTCGACGAGCTGGTGGGCCTGGAGCGGCGTGAGGCCGATGCCCTCCTGTTGGATGATCCGGCCGACTCTAGCGACGACGACTCCAGCGACGATCAGCAGGATGACGACGCGGATGCGGGTAGCGGATCGACTGACGATCAGCAGAACGACGCGGACGATCCCGACCAGGATGGCGATGATGACAGCGACCCCGCCGATGACACGGACGACGACGGCGGAAAGCGCCGTCAGCCTGCGCACCGTGGCGGGAAGGGTGGGAGGGACTGATGCGCGCGTACGATCTGGCTGCCTCCATCCCCTGGGCCATCACCCCGGAAGGCTTGCGCGGCATCCTGGAGATTGCCGAGGCGCACCTGTCGGCGTCGGCCGACCGCGCCGCGTGGGAAGAGCGCATCCAGGCCGTCGAAGCGCGCTTAGGGCGACCCCTGGACAACGCGCGCGAGGTGACGACCAGGGGCGGCGTCGCGACGATCCCCGTCACCGGCCCCATCTTCCGCTACGCCGACATGTTCACGCGCCTCAGTGGCGCTGTCAGCATCGAGACATTGGCGACCGACCTGCAGGCGGCGATGGACGCGCCCGCGATCCACTCCATCGTCCTGGCCATCGATTCACCTGGAGGTGAGGCGAACGGCACGCCTGAGTTTGCTGACATGGTGCGGTCCGCTGCTAACGTGAAGCCGGTCACGGCCTACGTCTCAGGGATGGGCGCGAGTGCCGCCTACTGGATCGCCAGCGCGGCTTCACATATCGTCGTGGATCAGATCGCCCTGTTGGGCAGCATCGGCGTGGTGCAACCGGTGCGCGATCCCAGCAAGGAACGCGCGGCGACCATCGACTTCGTTAGCAGCCAATCGCCGCGCAAGCGGCCCAACCCCACGACGGCCGAGGGGCGCGGCCAGATTCAGGGCATGGTGGACGCGCTGGCCGACGTGTTCATCGCCGCCGTGGCGCGCAACCGCGACGTCTCACCGGAGACCGTCGCCTCCGACTTCGGGCGCGGCGGCCTGTTGGTGGGGCAGGCGGCGGTGGACGTGGGCCTGGCGGACGCCGTTGGCTCCTACGAGCAGGTCCTGGCGGGCCTGATGGACGCGGGCGGACGCGCCCCCCAATTCACGGGCGCGCGCCTCTCGGGCGTGGCCGCACAATCGACTATCGCAGCAGGAGGGATGACCGTGGCAGAGCAACAGGACGACACGGCGGCAAAGGCCTATGCCAGTGAGCAGGCCGCCCGGCAGGCAGAGCAACGTGCCGCTCAACTGAGCGCGCAACTGGACCAGGAGCGCGCCGAGCGCGAGCGTGAGCGGGCGGCCTACGCCCAGGAGCGGCAAGCGCGCCAAGTGGCCGACATTACAGCGTCAGTGGAGGCTCTTGTCAGGGATGGCAAACTGGCCGTCCACGCGCAGGACACCGCCCGAACGCTCTTAATCCAGGCCATGCACGACGACATGCGCGCCGACGCCGATGGCTTGCCGCACAATGGACAAACGCGTGTCACGGCGCTCACGGCATTCCTGACCGCCCAGGAGCTGCATGGCATGGACCGGGAGACGGTTGCCGTCGGCGAGACGATCACGTTCGCGGCCAATCCGCCGACGTTGCCGCGTGGGCAGGCCCAGCAACTCAAGGACCTGGATCAGGTTGAGGCCAATGCCCGCGCCTACGCGGAACGGGCCAATCGCGCCGGCGCGCGGAAAGGGAAATAGGTAGCATCCGATGCCCACGTACGGCAAGCAGGTTTTGTATACCACCGGGCAACCGATCCTGGTGTCCGCCGATGGCTACCCCGAGTGGTTCACGGTCGGTGTGACCGTGGACTGGACCACGGTCCCCACGGCGCAGCAACCGACGACGCTGGCCGATGGCGTCGTGATCCCCCAGGGTCAGAAAGGGTTCCAGTACGGCCAGGTGCTGGCCCGCATCGCGGCGTCCGGCCTTTACGGCCCGTTCACGCCGGCGCTACCGGCGGCGGTGACGACCACGGCCGCGACCCTCGCGGGCGCCACAGTGCTCCCCGTTAGCAGCGCGGCGGGCATCCTGCCCGGTGACACGCTCCAGGTGGACACGGGCGCACCGCAGGAAAACGCCGTCGTCCTCTACGTCTCAGGGACGAACGTGACGCTGGCCGCGCCGCTCGCGAACGCGCACGGATCGGGCGTCGCCGTCGCCAAGCCCAACGACGGTCGGCAGGCGCTGGCGCGCGGGCAGGCCGTGATCCTGAACGAGAGCTGGCTCCAGTTGGGCGCCCTGCCCTTCGTGGCCGTCGCCGGCGATCACCCGCCCGTCCTGGAGGGCGGCCTGGTGTGGCAGGCGCGGCTCCAAGTGGGCGGCGCGAATCAGCCGACCTACGCCCAGTTCGAGGCCGCGTTCCCGCGCATTAGGTACGCGCACAACTAATTATCTTTTTGGTCCTGATAGCAGCCCGCGCCACGACATGGACGGGCAACGGAGGACACCGCTATGCCCGTCCCGTGGCAACCCCTGGAGGTCGTGCGCGTTAACCGCATCATGCAAGCGCTGCAGGATGTGCGCGAACTGCCGCAAGAACTCCTCTTTAGCTCGCGCATCCCGGACGTGCCGGCCGCCGACGCCGAGATCATGGTCCGCTTCATCGGCCGCGTGCAGATCGCGGACCTAGTGGCCGACGACCAGCGCGCCGTGATCTACAGCAACGGCAAGATGTCGTTCGAGTCCACGACCATCCCGAACCTGAAGCACGGCCGGATGATGACGCAGGAGATGCTCAACCAGCTCAACGCCATCATGGCGAACGGCGGCATCGAGAACGACCTGGGCCTGTTCTCGAACTACGAGAATAGGACCATCGACGAGCTGCTGCTCGGCATCAACCAACGCAAAGAGGCCCTGAAGATCGCGATGCTGCTGGACGGCTTCTCGTACAACCGCCTGGGCATCATCATGAACAACGTGAGCTGGGGCATGCCGTCCGATCTCAAGATCACCACCGCGGTTCCGTGGACCGATCCCGTCAACGGCACGCCCATCGTGGACATCCTGCTCGCCGTCCGGACGGCGCTCGTGCGCTACGGGCAGACGTTCGACCGCATGACCATGAGCCTGTCGGCCCTCAACTACATGACGCAGACGCAGGATTTTCTCTCGCGCGCTCGCCTGTACCTGCCGCAGGGCGTCGGTATCGGCGCCAACGCGATCCAGTTGCAAAACACCGAGTTCATCAAGAACCTGGCCGGCAGTATCCTGGGCATGAAAATCGAGACCTACGACGCGCGCTTCTGGAGCCAGGCCCCCGATGGGACGCTGGCCAGCACGCCGTTCCTCCCGATCAACAAGGTGCTGCTGACGAGCGAGGCCGACGACGGCAATCCGATGGCCTGGGACTTCGCCAACGGCATCGTGACCGAGACCGTGGTTAGCGACCTGGCCCCGACCAACATCATCGGACGCTTCGGCGGCCCGATGCGCGGCCCCGTGGCCTACGCGACGGCCACCTCGGACTTGAACCCGCCGAACATCACCTATTGGGGCGTGGCCCGCGGCTTCCCGCGTAAGCACCGCCTCCAGTCGTCGGCCGTGCTGACGGTCGGCGCGTACACCGACACGATCCCGGTCGGCCTGCCGTTCTAACGGCCGGTTTCGACATGTGACGCAGTAGTGCGCGCTCCATGGCTCCTAACGGCCATGGAGTGCATGCGCGGAACGGAGGACACCAGAAATGGCGGATATGTTGACCCGTCAGCAAATGGAGCAGGTGATCCGGGAGGGCGGCGCGGTGGCGCACCAGAACCGCCTCCTGACCTGCATTGAAGACTTACCGGACGAGATCGAGTTGGCGCAGGGCGACCAGGAGCGCATGGCCAACGCCACGGCGGCTATCGACCGGCAGATCGCCGAGTTGACCGCCCAGCGCGCCCGCGCCGTGGCCGACGCCGACCAGGCCAGCAAGGGCAAGGGCGCGAAGAGCAAACAGCAGCAGCAGGGGACCATCGTGTCCAGCGGGCCACAGACCGACCCCAACAGTGGCCAGCAAGCGCCCACGCCGCCCACGCCGCCCACGCCGCCCACCCCCCCAACATCTGATCCACAGCAACAGGAGACGTAGACCATGGCGCTGCCTCTCTACCCGCTGTCCACCGTGATCGACCCCGGCGTGCAGGCGGCCATCATCCTGGAGATCGGCGACCCCGAGGGCACGCTGCCCGCCGTGGTGGCGGAGGCGTGGACGGCCTACGCCGCCAAGGGCGTGCTCGTGCCCGAGCTGCAACGGCTGTACGCCAAGCGCGCCGGGATCAACGCCAAGCTGGCCGAGCGGCGCGAGGACGTGGACTTTTCGCAGGCTGGCGACCTGATGTCCAAGGACAGTCAGCGGTGGGTCCAGTTGGAGGGCATGCGCCTGGCCACGCAGGCCGAACTCGAGCGCGTGGAGCGCATCACGTTGGCCAGTCGCGCGCCCGTCGCCGTGCAAATCGCGCCCGTTCCGTTGTCGCCCGACGGGTACCGGCCGGAGACGACCGACCCGCGCCTCGTGGGCAGTCCCTTTTATCCGACGAGGCGGCGCTGGCCATGAGTGTCACCGCCCGTGCCCTGGCGCGCATGCGTGCGTCGTCGGCGCGCCGCTTGACGGACACGGTTATCGTCGCGCGCACGGGTGTGAGCGTCGCCTGTCGCGTGGCTGCCGACGCGGGCGCGGTGCATCCCGAGGGCGCGCCCGATCAGATTGAGCAGCGGCGTTGGGCCATCGTGATGCCGAACGGGACCGATGTCCACCAAGACGACGCACTGACCGTTGCCGGCCGGGGGACGTACTGGGTGGTGGAGACAATGCAGCCGCGCACCTACAGCACCAGCGCGGTTGCGCTGTGTTACCTACTCACTGACGCCTCTGGCGCGGCGACGGCACTCAACATCGGCGCCACCCTGAGCGTTGAGCGTCTGCAGCCACCCGTCGGCGGCCAGAAGGGGCGCACGCGACAGGTCATCGCGTCCAACATCCCGGCGCGCGTCCGGCCCGTGCCTGCCGAGGTCATTGACCGTGATTCCCTCAACAGTCAACAGGATCTGACACAGTTCACGCTCTACGATATTTTCATCAGTCAGCATCCGTTGCCCGATATCCAGGTGGGCGACGACCTGATCGACGCGACCAAGACGAATCCAGCAACGGGCCAGTTCACACACTACCGCGTCGATTACGTTGCTGACTACGGCACGGACCACCTGACGATTCGGGCGCGCAAGCAGTACACCCGGAGCAGTACGTAGCGAAGCGGCAGCAAAAGGACACGTGCGATGCCCCGCCTTACCCGTCAGGCCTGGCCGGTGCGAGCCGTGCCCACCGGCCAGGCCACGACGCATGGTCAGTCGCGTCAGGTTGGCAATCCTGCCGGCGTCGGCGGGAGCGGCGCAACGGCGGGGCCGTCCGTCGTGCCCACAAGCGCGATCGTGACGTGGAGCCCGCTGGTCAGGCAAGTCGTGGAGCCTGACACGTTGTACCTGCTCGACGGCGCGGCGGAGCGCACGTACGCCGCCGCCGGACCTGGGTTGGGCGGTCTTCAATTTGGCGTCAACTACGCGCCGGACACGCCTTTCGCGCTGGTCACGACGCCAGCGGGCAAGTATCGAGCGGGCATCAAGACAACCAACCCCGGACCTGATAAGGGCAGCGCCTGGATGCCATGCTTGGGGCTCATTGACCCCAACGAGTTTACCATCGAGGCGTGGTTCTGCGCCGACAGCGATTGGGCGTCCATCGTTCGCGAGATACCCCTGGAGTTTCACGGCACGACGGCCGCCCTCAAGATCGTGTTCTACGGCTCCGCGGTTATGTTGGTCGGCCCCACGGATGCCATGACTATCGTGTCCTATCCTGTGACCGTTGGTCAGTTTGTCGCCGGGACGTACTACTCCGTCGCGGCCACTCTCCTGGCGGGAACGGCGACGATGTACGTCGGCGGCGCACCCGTCGCGCGCGCGACGGGTGTTCCCCGTCTCCCACCGATCCGCGATGTTGGGTACAGTGATGGCCTTATCTTCAAGGGGCACTACGGCGCGGAGTCGTCGTCCCACGTGTGGCTATCGGACCTACGCGTTTCTCACCGTGCACGCACTCCCGGCGTCCCACTGACCGTGAGCAACGCGACGACGATCACGATCTCACCTCACAACCAGACCGGCTCCGTCGTGAATTATACGATGCCTGGTGAGGTATTCGGACCAACAACAACGGCGTCGGCGACTGTTACGCAGCGAGACGCGCCCGTGCGATCTCAACGGTACGACCACTTCATGGACGGGACCCCCATAAAGGGAGGCGGTACGGACGCAACGCACCCCACGCTCGGGCACAGCGGTCTCTATAGCTACAACTGGGCAACTATTGTTGACCCAACCGTGCTCTATTGCAAGGCGCACGGTCAGTCCCTGCACACGGACTTTTCATTTACGCCGACGATACTGGGCGGTGTATCGCCAGGAACGAGTGAAAACGCAACACCCCCCAACGATTACACTGCATTCGCGACGATCTGCAGTGATTTTGCATACCACATCTACGCGGAGATCGGCCTGGCCAATCTTACGTGCAGCTTGTGGAATGAGCCGAGCGGCACGTACTGGTCGGGGACGATAGGCGATCCAGCCGTTGCGCCAGCGTCCCAAGCGATGACAGGACCCAATGCCTCATACTTGGGCCTCTACGCCAAGGTCATGCCTGCTGTCAAAGCGATCTCTCCAACGATTTTGGTGGGGGGTCCCGAAGACAACGCCAGTCCCTCGATGCTGAACGCCACCATTGATTTCTGCACGACATTTGGCCTCCCTCTCGACTTTATCTCGTACCACGACTACAGTGGCGATCTAGGACAGGCTCAGGCGGTACGAGCTGCCGTGGACGCGCGCATGGTGTCACGCGGGGCACAGCCCGGCCTCCCCCTCTACATCGGAGAGTTCAACTGGAACAGTTCCAACCTGGAGACAGGTGTCTGGCGCGCGTACGACTACTTCCGCAACGACTTCGCGGCGGCGCACCTGGCCGCGACGATGATGACGTGCCAGCAGGTTGGAATACAGTACCTCTACTATACGTTCGGCATCCAAAGTGACGGGTCCAACGGATACGCAGCCTTGAGCCTCCAGACCTACGCCCACGGCTGGGCCTCCCGCAACGTCTACGAGATATGGAGCCGGCTCGCACCCTATCTCGTGTCCGCTGTGCAGGACACGAACGGACGGCCAGACATCTACTGCCAGGCATCTACTGACACGGCAACGGGGCGCGTCACGGTATTCCTCGCCCAACGGCGTTACCGCAAGGATGGTGACACGCCGGTCATCCTGTCGTTTAGCGGCTGGACGCCGACGACGATCAGCCAGCAGGTGATCGACGACAGTCACTCAAACTGGGCCGATACCAATGGAGCGACTGACGGCCTTCAGATCGTCACACCGCCGTCTATCGTTGGCAACGCCGTGACGATCACCATGCGACCGCGCAGCGTCGTGCTGCTCACGCTGAGCGGACACTAGGGGACAAACCATGCCTGCTCCGTTCATCTTCACAAACTTCGCGGGCACGCTCGCGGCGACTATCGACAGCATGACACCCTCGGGCGATGTGGGATTACCCTGGGTGCTCATACCAGAGTCAGCCGGTATGTCAGTCGTCTACAGCACAAATGGTTCCATCAGACTCAATCCGTCTGGCGGGTCGGGTTTAGCGGGATACATTGATACGGCTGTCCCCCCTCTGGCTGACTACGATATCACCTTCGGTGTCAATCCGCTGACAGTTAGCCAGCAAACACAGGCTGGTGCGATCTTTCGCTATGTTACGGGCCTCGGAAACGGGTTTTACTACCTGAGCTACTACAGCATCTACGGTGCTGCAAACGTCACGCTGAAACGCGTCAACAACACAAGCGGCGGGGGTGTTACGACCAACCTCGCCGCTGCTCCTATGACATACGGGGCAGCCGCGTCGTTCACGGTCGAGGTACGAGGACCACGCATCCAGGTGTTCGTCACGGGAAACCAAACGCCCGTCATCGACTACACGGATACGAGCCCCCTAACGGCCGCCGGGCGCATCGGCGTGTATATGCAAAACCTGGATAGTTCGCCCGTGTCATCAGACACGACGGGCCTTCACCTCGCGGGACCTTTCAGGGTGTCTCCCCCTACGCCTGTGCTGACCCCCAGCGTGACAACCCTGGTTGCCAGCACGGCAAGCCAAGCAGTCACGCTAACGGGGCAATACACCAACCTCGCCGCCGGTAGCATCTCCATTTCGGCAAACAACACCCCGACGACGTCGCCCACCATCGTCAGTCAGTTCGAGTCTGGATCCACCGCCACATCCGATCTCATCCACATCACGCCCGGCACGGGGTACACGTCGTATCCGTCGACGCTGACGTTGACGGACACGACGGACGGCTCGATTGTGGCGACGATTCAGGTCACGAACCCCGCGTATTTCGCGGTCGCGCCATCGAACGCGGCGGTCGCGGTCGGCGTCGCGCAGCAGTTCACGGCCAACCCGTCAACCGGCAGCCCTGCTGTCACGTGGTCCGCCACCAACGGCACGGGCGCGGGCACGATCACGGCGGGTGGTGTCTTGACGGGAACGGCGCCCGGCACGGTCATGGTCACGGCCTCCGCTCCCGGCTATGCGTCATCCACTGTGACCGTCAACGTCACACCAGCGATTGCACCGACCGCGCCGGTCATCACCCTGACGCCGACGACGGGCGGCAACGTGATCGCAATCACCGGGGCGTCCGCGCAGGGCACGAGTCCCATCGCGGGCTACGCACTTTATGCGGGCGCGTCTCCGGGCGGCGAAGGCACGGCCCCCGTGGCCACCCTAGCGCCCTCAACGGTACCTCTTCAGTTTCCCGCGCAGTCCGCGGCCGCGGTTGGGACGCTCAAGTATTACACCGCGAAGGCGTACGATAGCACCGGGACGCCAAACTACTCCGCGCCATCGAACGAAGTTGTACAGCGCACCAGCGCCCTGATCGCCAGCGGGACAACGTATCAAACCGCGTCACAGGCTCCCTATGGGCCGTCGTCTACCGGGTTGGCCGCCACGCTTGGGTATACCGTCTACGACACGGCGGCCCCCGTCGCGGGCGTGCTCGTGCCCCACACCGCGGGCGCAACATCCGAAATCCCAGGGACGGGCGTGTACGCCGCGCCGTTGGCGCTCGATGTAGCCTGGGGAAGCGTCCAGGTTTTGTGGGATGCGCCAGCGGGATCGGGTGCGTATGTAGACTTGATCCCCCCGTTCATGCGCCTCGATCCCGCCCAAAGTACGGCCGGCGCCCCCAAAGGTACCGTCCTGGGTGGCATTCGCAATGCCGAGGCCCGCGCGGTTGGCCCCGTCGCCGTGGCGCCCGCGACGATCGGGGCCGTGACGGGGCCGGGAACCCTCACCGTCAAGGACGCATCCGCGGCTAATGTAACTGTGCAGGTCTACACCATCGACCGCCTAGAGGCGCCGTTCGTCCTCACGCCCACCATGTAAATCCGAATGAGCGAAAGGAGCCTACGATGTCCACACTCGTCACCGGTGGCCTGGGTGGGGTCGCGCCGCCCGGACCGCCCGCGCCACCCGCGCCGGGACAAACCGTCGCGATTCGGTATACGGGGACGTTCCCGATCGAGGTGACATTTCCCTTCACGGGGAAGGATATGATCGTCTCTCCCGGCGATACGATCACCGTGGACGCGCGCGATGTCGCCGCGTGGGACGCGTCGCCGCGTCCCTGGATCCGCGTCTCATAGTGGATACGTACACGGTTACCCTGCACGGGCTGACCGAGGCCGACCGTGCCCTCCTCATGGCCGAGCAGGGCGTCATCGCCGCGCGGCGCGACCGCGCGCTGGGCGAGGTGGCCACCGCCCTAAAGGAGCGTCTGGCTGAGACCGCGCCGCGCTCCGCGACGCCGGGGCCACAGGGGCGCCTGGCGGACCTCTTTGCGACGTCGGGCGTGCGGCGCGACGGCTCCAGCGCCGAGGTAGACATCTTGAACCCCAAGATGGTCGGTAAGCAGCGCCTCAGCTTGACCTATCTCCTGACGGTTGGCACGCGGGCGCACGCCATTCCCAACGCCTTCGGCCGCGGCCTGAACTTCGGCACGCGGCCCACGTTCCATCCGGGCACGCGGCCCCATCCATTCGTCAAAGAGGCCGTGGCGCGCCTGGACGCCGCGCCCATGCAGCGCCTGGCCGATCATCTGGCGATTACGATGGTTGGGAAAGGGGACGACGCGCCATGATCGCCGCGAGAGACAGGCAGCACGGGAGGGTTGTCATGCATTCAGAGATCACACAGGACATGTTGAATGAGGTCTACGCCGACAGAAACCGCTTGGCGCAACTCGCGTCCCACCTTGCGGCGCGGCTTGGCTACGCAACAGGTTTCGACGTAACGCCCCAGGATCCGGAATGGCCAGTCCTTTATATCGACCTCCCCACGGGTCAGGTATCCTGGCACATTCCGCGCGCCCAGGTGTGGCCGCACTATACCTACCAAGGGACGTGGGATGGACACGACAACACCGTCAAGGCCAACCGGATACTTGCCCTGGTCAGCGGACAGAATAGCCCCGTATGAACACGCTCAGTTGGCTTGGATCGGGTCTGTGGGAGTCGTGGCGGCAGCACAGCGGCCCCATCGGCATGCCCCACCAGATGAGTGACAGGTGGCGGCGACCGTGGAAGGCCCGCCGGCGGGCGGCCCGTGATCGCCGGCAGGGGCGATGATGAGCAACGATCTCCTGTTCTACCTCCTGCTAGGCCTCGTCTGCACGCCGCTCCTAGCAGCCCTCGCTGTCGACTGGTGGCACAGTCGATGAGTGAGCAGACGACGCTCATGGCGCTCCAGACGTTTTTCCAGAACGCAACCACGTTCCCAACGCTGGCTGGCGTCTACCTGGACAGTCCGCCCCTGCCGTTCGATGGCCCCTATCCCATCGTCGTGTTGGAGCCAGACAACCAGGACCAGATGACCGAAAGCCAAATGAGCGACTATCTGGTCGGGTACTACCGCGTCCGCTACTTCGACGAGTTGGGTGACGACCCCAACAACCTGACCAGCGTCGGGGTCGCACGGGCGAAGGCGCGGGCGTTTGCGGCGGCAACGCGCAACGCGTTGCGCGCGAACTACACGCTGGGCGGCGCGGTCGGCATCGCCGGCAAGGGCAATCCCGGCACGCGGGCATTGTACGGCGCGATCCAGGCCATGAAGGACGATAGCGACCTGCCGATCTACGAGTTCGTGCAGCTCGTGCTCGTACGCGGTTTGTTGGAGAGTTAGTCACCAGCCCGGAGGAGGCAAACGATGAGCGAGAACGCGCAGGCGCCCATGCCTGACACACAGATCAGGTACACCGGCAGTCACCCTATCGAGGTGGCGCTATCCCTTGATGATGCGCTGCGCATCGTCAACCCCGGCGACACGATCAGCGTTCCGACGCGCGAGGTGGATGCATGGGACGATGCTCCGCGTCCATGGGAGCGCGTTGTCACCGACACGCCGCCCCCTGTCACCGACACGCCGCCCCCTGTCACCGACACGCCGCCCCCTGTCACCGACACGCCGCCCCCTGTCACCGACACGCCGCCCGACACGGCGCCCATCCAGGAGTCGGCGTCTCCGCCCGACACGGCGCCCGACGCGCCGCCGCCGTCGTCGTCGCAGTCCATCCAAGAGTCGGCGATGGCTGCCGCGTTCCCTTTTGCGGCGGCCGCTGAGGCCGGGCAACCTGCTGTTTAACGCGCCGACCAGGCGCATCACTCCGTCACGCCCCCCCGCGGGGCGCGCGCAACCCGAAAGCGCGGAAAGGATCACGTGACCCATGCCTCTCACCTCCGCGGTTGGCCGAACCGCCCAGATCGGCGTCGCGCGTCAGACGGCAGGCGAGGGGACGCCTATCGTGCCCACGTCATCGAGCGCCAACACCTCGTTCATGAAGTTTCAATCGGGATCCAAGGTGCGCCCCCAGTCGACCATCGTTCGTGAGTTCGAGGGCGATGGGCAACGCGGACAGGGGCTCCAGACCAAGAAGGCTCAGTGGGGTATGGGCAAGTTGATTACTCTTGCCCGACCCAACGACCTGGCCTACCTGTTGGGAGCGTTCTGCGGCGCCGGTTCGGACACGGTGACGGCGCCCGTCGCGCCGGCGGTGAACTCCGGTCACGCCATCGTTCCCGCGTCGTCGAACAACAACGACTATTTCACCATCGTGCAAAACCTGGCCGGCGGGTACCTCCGCCAGGTCAGCGACGCGATCTGCACCAAGCTCGTGTTGTCGGCGTCCAAAGACGCGCCGTGGCTCAAGGCCGACAGTGACTGGATGGGCACGACGACGACGCAAAGCGGAGCGGTCACGTCGGCTCAGTTCCAGCCCAACATGCCCTTCCTGTTTTTCGGCGTCAACTTCAGCAATCCCATCGCCAGCCTAAACGGCGCACTCCAGGCTCTGACCATTACCCTGGACGCCCCCGTCACAATGACCGATTTCCAGACCGAGAGCGTGACCGGAAACCCGCTAAAGGCCGCCAACATCGTGGTCACGTTCGATATAAGCGTCCTGTGGCAGGACGGCGGCGCAGCGGCCTACGCCTACTACGGGTCCACGGCCGGCCTGACGGACGCCATCCAGTTGCCGATGGGCGCGTTGGCGGCGACGTTCCAGTGCCAGGACGACACGACGCAGACAACAACGCTGACCCTGCCCAACGCCGCTTTCGACGAAGATGACTTCGAGCCCGACCCCTCGGGTAAGCCCGTCATCCAAAAGATAACGGGCGGCTCCATCAGGACCGCTGGCAATCCCGCGTTTAGCGCCGTCGTGACGTGCACGGGCGCCGCCAAGTACAGCAGCTAACGGGGGGAGCCCGCCGCTCCCTAAAGGGCGTTTTCACCATAGCTTGAAAACGCCCTTTAGGGGCAGGACGCGTAGCCGAAAGGGATCGTATGGCCCATCTCAACCTGGATACGGTCGGCGATGAGCCGACCTTTACCATTACCAAAGACGGCCGCGACTTCGAGATCGTGGTGGACATGCCACTGGTGACGGTGGCCATGCTCCTGCACCAGTCGGACGCGCTGGCCGCCGGCAGCATTGACACGCCGACGTTCGACAAGCTCACGCGTTCTCTCTACTCTCTATTCCATCGTCGGACGCCCGACGTCACGCAGGAGTGGATCGAGGACACCTTCAGCGCGAGTGAGGCGAATAAGATCATCACTTTTTTGTCTTCCCAAATCCGGCAGGGCAACGCGCAGGCGGGGGAGCAGACGGACGACGCGGCAACGGAGACGCGGATCCCGCCGCCGCCGCGCTCCGAGCGGCGCGCGCACGGGGCGAGATCCGCTCAGGCTTCGACGCCGCTGACGACGACGACCTAGGCGCCTCGTTGCCGAGCGGTCGCGATCCCGACGAAATTGACCTGCTGGCCTTAGCCCTCGACGTCGCCAAGTTCTACGGCTGGCCCCTCCGCACGGTGACGCACGAGACGCCAATCCACCAGTTCTGGGCCGCGCTCGACTACGCCCGATGGCGGCGTGAGGAAGCCATCCGCCAGGCGGGCGACGGTCCGCTTGCCCCGCTGTTTGCTTTGTTAGGGATGATGTGAGCGTGGACAGGGAGGGGCCATGAGCAATGCCGACGCCCACTCCGAGATCATTATTACTATACGAGGTAACAGTCAGAGCCTCGATGAGGCCGCGGCCCGGGCGCGGGCCGCGCTGGGCGCGATGGGCGAGAGCGCCAACACCTCGTCGCATCGCCTGGACGCGCACGCGCGAGCTGAGCACGCCGCCGCGCGCGGGGCTGAGGAACTGGCGGCAGGCACGCGACTGGCGTCCGACGCCTTCCAGTTGTTCAACATCGGCGGCCAGAACTCATACTATCAACTCATGTCGCTGGGCGGGATCACCAAGGAGATGAGCGGCAGCATGGGCATGTTGCGCGGCGCGCTGATCGGCGCGGCGCAGTCCATGGCCGTCCTCGGCGCCATCTCCTTTTTGTCGGGCGCCGTCAAAGACGCCATGGATGGGGAGGCGGCGACGGAGCGCCTGCGCGCGGCGGCGGGGCGCGCAGGCCAGTCGTTCGAGCAGCTCAATCGGCAGGTGGAGGACGGGTCGCAACAGTGGGCGCGCTACGGCGTCACGGCGGCCCAGGTGCGCGACGTGTTAGCGCGTGGCGTCAGCGCCGGCGTGTCCGGCGGGACGCTGCTGGGCAACCCGCGCGCCCTGGCTGACACCGCCGCCCTCCTCAAGACGGACGTGGGCGGCGCGCTGACGGCGATTACGACGGGGGCCAGCGGGGCCGTCAAAATCCTGACCGCGCTCAATGTGCCGATCTACCAGCAGCAACGCATACTGCAGCAGATCCGCTACGAGAACGCCAACGCCCGCGCGTCGCAGCTCCTGGGCCTGGTGGAGCATAGTGGATACGCCGGCGGGGCCGACGCGCAGGCCCGCACGGCCCAGGGCAATTTCAAGGCGCTGAACGCGGCATTGCACGACCTGCAGGAGACGGCGGGCAAGGACATCGTGCCCGCGCTGTCCGACATGGCCCGCGCCCTGGCCGGCGTCCTCACCAGCGCCGACCACCTCCTCTCGGGTTTTGGCGGCCTCGGCAACGTCCTGCGGGCGACGTGGCTACCCCTGGTGGGACTGGGCATTGTCCTGTTCACTGGCCTACGCTCCGTCGTCTTCGACCTGGCTGGTAAGCTGATCGGCGCCGTGGCTCAGGCGCTGGGCCTAACGACGCAGCACATGGTAGAAGCGTCGGACGAGGCCCATAAGCTGGCCGACGACGTGGCCAGTATCCCGACCATGGCCGAGACCGTTGCCATCTTCAACGACACGGCGGCAAAGGCGGAGAAAGACGGGGTGTACATCCCCGACGTCCTGTCCATCCCCAAGATCGCGCCGACCGTCGCCACGTTCGACGCCACCGCCGCGAAGGCTGCTATCGAGGGCGCGCAGGCGTACGCCGCCGCGCATCCCGTCCGTGTCCCGGTGGACTACATCGACGGCGCGTTCCGCGAAGCGCCAGTGGCGCCGCTCACCATCCCCGTCCGCTACGATACAGCCAACGCCTTCGTCGAGGCGACGGCGACGCCCATCGATGTCCCCGTGCGCTATGACACGTCCGCCGCGCTGACGGAAGCGTCTCCCGCGCCAATGACCGTGCCGGTGCGGTATGAAACGACCAGCGCCCTGGTGGAAACGCCCCCCACACCCTTGGTCGTGCCCGTGTCGTACGACACCGTGCATCCGCTGGTGGAAGCCACCCCGACGCCCCTCACCGTCCCGGTCCGCTACGACACGACCAACGCCCTGACAGAGGAGCGTCCCGCGCCGCTCACCGTCCCGGTGCGCTACGACACCGCAAACGCGTTCCACGAGGCCACCACGACCCCTCTGGTCGTGCCGGTGCGCTACGACACGACGCGCGCGTTCGTGGAGGCGCACGCCACGGCCATCGATGTCCCCGTGCGCTATGACACGACGCGCGCGTTCCACGAGGCAACGGCGGTCCCGCTCACCGTGCCGGTGCGCTACGACACCAAAAACGCATTCCATGAGGCAACAGCCACCGAGATCGACGTGCCGGTGCGCTACGTTGAGAGGAACACGCTGCACGAGGCTGCCGCCCACCCCATCGACGTGCCTGTCGTGACGCACAATGTCGATCAAGGCAGGCTCGACCGGGAGATCGGGCAGGCGGACGCCTACGCCGCCGCCCATCCAGTCAACCTCCCCGTCGTCACGCACAACGTCGACGAGGCCCGTATCGAGCGTGAGGTCCGCGCCGCGCAGGCCTACGCCACTGCCCACCCGGTTGAGGCGCCCGTCCGCACCATGGGCACGGTCCACGTGGCGGCCACAGGCGCGACGCTAGACGTGACGCCGGTCCTCGATCCCCGGCACGCGACCCTGGACGCCGCGATCCGCACCACCGTCCAGAACGAGGTCAACGCCGGCGGTCCGGTCAAGATCTTTGTCACGCCGCAGTGGGTCAAAGGCGCGGGGCACGCGCTGGCGGGCGGACTCGCGATGGGCGCGGGCGTGGCCATCACGAGCGCCATCTTCCAATCCGTCAAGATCGATCACGTGGACGGTTTCACCGCGCCCAGCGCCAAGGCGCCGCCCGCGCCGCAGGTGCATGTGACCGTGCCGGCGGTCAAGTTCCCCTCGCAACAGCACGTCGTCGTCGATAATGTGGGGGCCATCGGGTCGGCCATCGCGGGCGGCAAGCCGCCGCCCGCCGCGCCAGTTAGTTCGAGCCACGGCGCGCCCCCCTTGCCCCAGACGGGCAATGCGGTTAACGTGCGCGTCATGAACGCCTATGACATCGGATCAGCGGGTAATCCGATCCATCTGTCGGCGACGACGCCGATCAACGCCACCATCAACACGACCAAGCCGTTCGCCGTGTCACAGAGTGGCGGGTGGAAAGTCAGCATCGGTAGCATCGACTGGGGCGCGCTCGCCGAGATGGCCGTGGCCATGGCGGCGGGCAGCTTGGCGACACAGGGCATCATGGGGCTGCTCTCAAAAGGTGGGCCGGCGATCTGGGGATACCTCAGCAAGCTCCTCGGCGACATCAAAGGGCCGCGCGACGGGCCTGGCTCTGGCGGCGGGGGCGGGGGCAACGCGCCAGATGTGCCCTTGCTGGGCCCGGCGCAGATGGCCGATCTCGAGAACTTCATCGGCCGCGATGTGATCCCCGCGAACCGCGCCCTTGTCCCGGCCGGCCACTTCGACTCGTCCGTCCTGGCCGCGGACCTGAACAACGCGTTCAAGGCGCCGGACGTGGTCGGATCCGTCAGCGCCGGCGTCGCCGGCCTGTTTCGGAGCCTCGACTGGACCGCTCACATGGCCGGCAAAACGGCGTCCATGGGGCTCCAAATTGCTGGCAGTCTGACCGGTGGTGTCGTTGTGGCGTTTCGCTCTATCGACTGGGGCAAGGCCGCGGGGGCAATCGGGGGATTCGCGGCCGCGACGGCGGGCATCGCGCTGGCCATCGGTGGTGTGCTCTTGGGCGCGCTCAAGGCGGTCGGCAGTCTTTTGGGAGGCGGGGCGGCGGGCGCGGCTCCGGCCATGATCTCGCTGCGCACCAACCTCATCTCGTCATTCAGTGGCGTCATCGCCGGCATCGCCTCGGGCGTCGCCGGCAGCATGGTTGCCCTCAAGACCGCCGGCGCCAACGCCATCAACAGCCTCATTAGCGGCATCCAAGGAGCGTCCGCGCGCCTAACCGGCACAGTCGGGAAAGGGTTCGATGTGGCACTCAACATCGTGGTGCAATTGGCCAATGGCGTCAAGGCGTCGGCAGGTCTCCTGATCCAGGCAGGCAAGGACATGATCACCGGCTTCATCAACGGTATGATCAACCTCGTCAACCAGGCGCTCAGCCACTTCCCCGGTGGCCTCTCCGTCCCGTTGTTGAGCACATCTCCGCCGCCCAAGCCACCGCCGGTCACGCATCACGGCGCACCGACGTCGGCAGGTGGCCACGGCGCGTCGCTTATCTACGTTAGTCCCCAGCTAGCGGCGTCGCTGCGCGGGGCAGCGTCATCCGGCGCGGGGCTCGCTCAGCAGCACACCCACACCCACCGGGAGACGCACACCCACCAGAACACCATCCACGCGCCGATCACGATCAACGGCGCCCAGCACCCTGAGGCTATCGGCCATCAGATCACGCAGGCGCTCCTGGACATGGAGCGAGGTGTGGCTGAGGCCGCGCGCAAGGGCGGCGGTGGGAGCCACGGACGCTAAAGGGGCTTAGAGTCCGTGGGCGATCAGAATGGCCGTTACCATCATGGCAAGGACGACGATGACCACGATCAGTGCGATGTACCGCTCCGCCGTCAGCCCGCTCCGCCTCCGTCGTGCTCGCGGTGGCGGCGCGTCCACACTGGCCCACGTGGGCAACGTCTCCTCGCCCACGTGGGCGCGCGGGACACGCCGCGCGCCTCCCATATACTCACGGTCTAGTAGTCCCATTTCCATACCTTCCCTTCGCGTATCATCATAGCGTAACCGAGAGGCTGGGCGCAAATGGCGGCAACCTATGTCTACCGGAGCGGCGCGGCCACGGCGTTCCCGGCCAATAGTGGCGTTTTGTTGTGCTCAGAGCCGGCCAACACGCCGGGCTCGGGGCAGCGCAACGGGCTGCTCCTGAGTTACGGCGAGGGGCGCGAAGCGGGACTGATCGACGACATCAGCTTTCCGATGTTCCTGGGGCGGCAGTACGCCACGATGGAGGTGGGGCAAGCGTCGTTCGACGTGGTGTCCCTCCCCTACCGCTTCCCGCCTGGCGCCGTGGCGCTGGATGGGGCAACCACACCCGAGGACGCCATCCGAGCCATCGTGGCCGATCAGCACAACGGCTACGTCTGCCGATTGCAGGACGCGCGGGGCCATAACTGGCTGGGCGGCCTGGCCCTCACGCAAAACAGCTTTGGCTATCCGCACGGACAGGCCGGCTGGACCGTGTTCAGCGGTATGTTTTACCGGATCGGGTAACGCGCCAAGGGCCGAGGAGGGGCGGGGGGGCGATGCAAAACCTAACTCGCGCGTCCACCACGGGCGCCACCTACAGCTCCGCCCAGGTCACGGATCTCATCAATTTCCACGGCGGCTATCGGCGCGGCATGTGGCGCGTGGACCTGTTGCGCAAGGACAAATCCTACAAGTCGGATTTGACGCCGTTCATCGACCGGCTGACCATCGCGCACGATACCACGCGCGCCGTGCAGCGCACCTGCACACTCGACATGGTAGAGACAGCCGCCAGTCAGACCGTGACGATCCGGGACGGCGTGGTCACGTCGGCCGCGGTCGACTACATCAATGACCTGGCGCAAGTCTATTACCGATTGGGCGCGCCATCGCCTGATGGCGGATGGATCGAGTTCAGCCTGGGCATCTTCAAGTTCAAGCGACCAGGCGCGCAGATACCCGGTTACGCGACGGTCAGGACAGCGGACCTCTCCGACCTGTCGTACATCCCGAACGAGACCCAGAGCGTCACCGGCCCCGACGCCATCCCCTTAACCCTACCCGCGGGCGCGTCCCTGATCGACGTCGTACGCGCCCTCCTGGTCAACAGCCGGGACGGCGCCACGAACAACAGCGGCGTCGCGGCCTGCGCCGGCGTACCGGGCTGCACCCTGCCGGCGGCATGGATCGGGGCCGACTGGCCCACCAGCGCCGCCAAGAACGCCACGATCCCGCCGGGATACACCTTCACCGAGGGCGAAACGTTCCTCTCCATCATCAACCACCTCCTGTTCTATATCCACTGCTACAACCTGTGGGTGGACGAAAGTGGCGTCTTCCGGGTCACGTCGTGGCCGGCAAACCTGGACTATCGCACCGCGCCGGTCGGCTACACCTACTCGACGCAAACGGACAGCATCATCACCCCCGGCATCACCGAGGACATCGTGCTAGACGAGCTGGCCAACGAGGTCGACGTCGTGGTGGAGGACGCCGCGCGCAACACAGCCTACGCCACGGCCATCAACACCGACCCTCAGTCTCCGATCTCGACAGCCAACTACGACTACCCCATCGTCAAAGTCGTCCGTGACCCACACGTCCCCGACGCGACGGACACCAACTGGGCCGCCGGCTTCGCCAAACTCCAACTCATCATCGCCTCGTACCTCACGGATAGAGTGACGTTCACCACGGCGGTCAACCCCGCGCATCAGAACCTGGACGTGCTCTCGCTCCAGGTCCTACAGAACGGCAATCCGGTCATCGTCGGCGGCTCGTACAGCCAGACCACGCGGCACCTGAGCCTCACGGATAAGTTTCTGGAGACGGCCTGGACCATCAACGCCGACCTGCCCGCGCCCGGCAGCGCCAGCAGCTTACCCGGCGCGGCGGGCGTCGTGACCAATCTAGCGGCGCGCGCCGCCAAGAGCGGCCCGACCATGACGCATACCTGCCACCGCATCATCAGCCTCTGCAATCCCGACTACATCACCACTAACCCGTCGAATCCCTCGCCCTAACCCTCATCCCTAAAGGACTTTTTCAGCATGGCGACGTCCACCACTCATGACCAGGCCACATACCGCGCCATCGGCGCGCGCATCGCTCAGGACGTGGCCGCCCTCCTGGTGGACAACCCCACATTCTGGCGCGACGTGGAGAGCAAGCGCCCGACGTTCATCCGCGGCGTCGTGGCCGCCACGCGGCGCGACGCGACCGGCGTCAACCAGGTGCGGATCACGCGTACCGGCGCGAAGACGGATACGACGTGGTACGAGATTTATGGCACGATGTATGTCCCCGTTGCCGGCGACGACGTGCAGGCCGTGCGCGTGGGCGGCACGTCCCTCCTGATCCTGGGGGCCAGGCACGGCGGCCGGCCGAACGAACAGACCATCATGTACCCCGGCCAGACCCATCGCCTCTACGACAGCGGGCGGGCGTTGCTGCATAAGCACGGCGACGACCACCACACCCGCCACTACCGGAGTGATGGCGCCACGGTCGCGCACCATCACTCCGAGGCCGGCCACCACAAACACGTCGGCGACCACGTGCATAACGCCGCGTCCCTGTCGGATGGTGGGACGCCGACCGCGCCGTACCACCGCAAGACACACGCAGCCGGCCGCTACGAGCACCACGGCGACTACGGAGACGGGGCGGGGGAGCGCCTCGTGCGCCACCACGCGCCCACGGGGCACGGCCACTACGTGGCCAACGGCGCGGGCGGGACGGCCGTCCATCTTCATGACTACGGCGGCCACACGCATCCCAAAGGCCACCGCGTGGCCGACGACGGCGCGGGCACGGCCGTTGGCCGTCTCTATCTGCAACACGCCAACGGTCAGCGTGCGATGGACCACGACGGAGCAGCATGGCGCGCCTATGCCAATCACGGCTCAGCGATCCTCAAGCACGATGGAACTGACCTCCACATCGGTTCGGATGCTGATGGAAATCCGCAGGTCAGGATTGGATCCAACGGCAACGGCGGCCTCCTCAAGGTCCACCGCCAAAACGCCTCCGATTTTCATCTCCTGGGCGACGATGGCGCCGGTCTGTTGCACGCGCGGCACGGCGCGGGAAATCGCGCCTGGGACCATGACGGCGACACGCACACCATGTACAGCCAGGGGTCATGGGCCATACGCGCCATCAGCACCGAGATCGCTGGACTCGGTAGCGGCGGTCGCTCGGGCGTGCTGCGTTTCGCCGCAACGGGTCCAGGTTGGCAGTTGGGCGATGATGGCGCCGGAAAGTTTCACTCACGACACTATAACGGCGGCCGGATGCATGACCACGACGGCACGACGCATCAGGTCTACAGCGGTGGCGTGGCCGTCATTCAACATGTTACCGTCGGCAATCAGGGCGGCCAGCTCAACTACAAGCGCGCGTCTTTCACCTCGTTCCATACGTCGGGGGAGGATGGGGGGGGTAACATGCAGCACGTGACCCAGGGCACGCGGATCAAGACGATCGACACGGGCGGGAACGGCATGTTGCATCAGGACGCCCACGCCATGGCCACGGTTATTAGCGGCGGCGGCGTTACTATCCCGCTTGCCGGCGGGAATATCTACAACCTGGGCGGCAGTGGACAGTATAACCAACCACACTTCAAGATCGTGACCGCAACGTTTTACTACACTGGTGGCTCCAACGCGGGCGACTATCGCCACGGCGCGACACATCCCGCTCACAATCAAGGCTACGGCGCCGATACGGCAGGAACGTTCGTCGGTATCGCCGGGTGGGCACAGACCCAGACTTTTGGCGACCTGGGAACGACGTATTACGGCAAGACCTATAGCGGAGCGAGCGCCTGGGCGGGGACCGTTGCGACGCGAACTCAGGTGGTGCAACAGTGATTTTTCATCGCTTCGGCCTCTTCGACCGCGCGACGGGCCGCGCGGTCTCCTACTGGTTCCACTGTCAACCCCATGGGCACAGCCTGGCCACGCCAACCGAAATAACGGTAGGGCACGCGGCCGGCACGACCTATCACCTGCCCATGGATGACCTACGGGAGGACTGGTTGCGTCTGCACGCCGAATGGCACGTGTCGTGTGACCCCGCGCACCGAGGCGATCTCGAGTCGGGAGTCGCGCATATCGGCCGCTCCCGTCACGAGGGCGGCGTCGACCATCCCACTATCACGCATGTGCGTCTGGGCGGCGCGGTGCGCCACGCCACCGATCCCCATCCGCTCGTCGCGGCGCGCATGGATCAGGTCCGCGCCCTCCCACCGCGCGATCTTGTCCGCTTTTTCTGCGGCCCACAGGAAGGACTGCTCTAAATGGCCGAACCGAACTATCACCCCGACGTGCGCCTGCGCCTGCACCAGCTTGGACTGACGCTGGCCTATGATGGTAGCGTCTACGCGGCGTCGTATTGCGAGCTGATTGGCCGGGACGGCACGCCCCTGGCGCAGCGCCATACCTACGCCCACCGCCTGGAGCCGAACGCCTGGCATGGTTACACGCTCCCCGCGTTAACGGCCGAGGCGTTCCGCGCGCACCATGACTGGCTGAGCCTCAACCCACCAGCCGACGATGACGTGCCGCTGCACCTGCATCCCCAGGGCCATCCGGGCCTGGCCGACAATCACCCTGTCCCACCACCGCCCGATCCGGGTCCGCCGCCTGACCCACGCACGCTACGCCAGTATGTGGACGACGTGGCCCGACGGACGCGCCCGTAACTGCCCCGCGCGCCGGGCGCGCCGCCTGGCGCGCCGGTATCCACCAACACCAAAAGGAGAGATGATATGTCGTTCGGAGCGGACCTTAGCGCCATGCAGATCAAGCAAACCATCTCACAGAGCGCGGCCCAGTTCGTCGCGTTCCTCAAAAACTTCCAGGGGGTAGACGCGCAACTCAACGACCTGGGCCTCGATCAGATCAGGGCGGCGTACGCGCAGCAGTACCAAGGCGCGGTGGACGCCCCGACCCGCGCTGAGGCCGACGTGCAGGGATTGACCAGCTACCTGAGCGCGGTAGAAGCAGTCGCGGCCTACGCCACGCAAACCGTGACCGTGACGCCAACCGACAACACGGCGAAGGACGCCGCGGAGGCGACGGTGTCGGTCCCCGTCGGCAGTTACGCCCTCGTCACCAGCGACCCCACGGCGATCTTAATCCTGCGCAACCTGGGAGACAAGGGACGCGCGATCCGCGCCGCCGCCCCGCTCGGGGCCTGATCGCGGATACCCTCCTAAAGGAGAGATGTGGACAACGCGAGCACCAGCACGACGGTCGACGACGCCTACCAGGAGTTACAGGAGGATCTGGCGGGGCACGACCAGGCCATTGTCGAGACCCAGGAGGCGCTGGCACGCCTGCACGCCTATCGCCAGCGCCTCCTGGGTCACATGGACGCCTTGAAGCGCGTCGCCGACGCGGGACACGGCGCGCTCCCCATCGCATCCCTTCGCGCGCGAACCGATGACGGCGACGCGCCCGTCCCCTAAACGACTGAATGTGGAAAGGCGGAGCATACGCCGATGAACTTATCTTCGCTGCCGCTCCTACTGCAGGCCCTGGCGGTCATCGTCACCGCGCTTTCCGGTCGCGCGTGACGCGCCGGGAGGGGATCGAACGAGAGAGCGAGGGGGCAATGGACATGGCCCGTTTATTGAGCGTGGACGGCCCTCCAGGAGACAACGGCCCGCTGCGCTCACTGCTGACGCGCCTGCTGACGATCCCGCCGCCGTTGGCGGGTAGCGGCCTCAATCAATACCTGGCCCCGGTCCTGATCGGGGCCGCAACGTCGCTCATTGCGACGTGTCTGGCCGTGCTCAGTGGCCAGATCACGCATTGGCTGGATGACCGGCGACAGGCCGAGAAAGACACCAAAGCGGCGGCCACGGCCGCCACGGCGGCGGGTTCCCCGGCCACGCCCTCCAGCGCGGAGACGGCTGCCGCGCTGATCACGGACAATAACGCAGCCGCGTTGCGCGAGGCGCTACAGATGTTGATTGCCGAGACGCGGCGCAACGATGACATGCAGCAGCGCCTGCGCGACGCCGAAGCTCGATTGGCCGCGGGGACGCCGGGTACGACGGGGACGCCGCGGCCAATCGCTCCCTCGGGGTGGTCGGACACCAGTACCGACGACGATTAGATCAAAGGGGAGACAGGATATGTGTCAGCACATCGCGGCGGGCATCGGCCTGCTCAATGTGATCATTTTCGCGGCGGGCTTGTTTGCCGCTCATGTCGGCGGCATGTTCGCCAATCGGGCGAAGCGGTTCCCGCGCAGCGTCACGCCGCCGGCGTTGCTCCTGTTCATCGTGGGCGCCGCGGTGTGCAGCGCGTCCCTGACTCTGCCGCCGATGGGAGTGTACGCCCCATGATGCCGTCCATCTATGACCGCCGTCACGGCAGGCGCGCTGTCCCGGACGCGCGCCTGCCCCGCACGCAATCAAGCGACGCGCCACTCCTCGCCGACGACGCGCCCGCGAGGGCGACGCCTGGGGCGGAGGATGAGGCGTCCCGCACGGAGGCTGCTGCCGCCGCTGCCGACGCCTCCGCTGCCGCCGCTGCCGACGCCTCCGCCTCCGCTGCCGCCACGTTGACTGTGGACGCGCTGCGCGTTCTGTTCACGCGCTGGCAGGAGGACGCGGAGGCGCGCGCACAGCAGGAGCGCGCGACTCTCATCCCGTCGCTGGCCGTTGTGGTCTGCCTGTGCGCGTCGATCATCGACCTGACGCTGATTATCGTGGCGCGCCTCGTCGGCATGGTCGCGCCGCCGCGCGACCAAACGGCGATCGGGCTGTACGTGTTCATGGCCGAATGGCTGGTGATGGTCCTGCTGGCCAGCAGTGTGGTGGCGCGTCTGGCGCGTCGCCGCCGCCGTCGTGGCGACCAGGGCGACCAGGGCGACCAGGGCGACCAGGACGACGACGCATGAGCGCGCGCGACCTCTCCGTCCCGTCCCCGCGCACGACCGAACGCTCGCTAGGCGACGATGAGCCCGCCGCCATTGGACAGCGCCTCCGTGTCCGCTCGCGTGGCAGTCACCTAGACGGCGCGCTCGTGACCGTCACGCGCTGCGACCGCATGTCACGCTTCGATAACTGACCCGCAGACAAACCACTGCCGTGGGTCTATCGTGTCCACGGTGTCGCGGACGATACCAAGCGCAGTAGCATGGGTGCGTCGCAGTTGAGGACGATCGAGAGCGCTGGTGAGGCAACAGGAGGAGGGCCAAACGTATGACACACTTTAGCGGCGCGCGCGTTGTCCAGAGTCCGAACTACTGGGCAGGCCGGCAGGGACATCAGATCACAGCCATCGTGATCCACTCGACCGCCGGCTACGAGCCTGGCGTTTTGGAGTGGTTTAGTACACCCAGCAGTTCCGTCAGCGCGCATTACGTGGTCAATCGGGACGGCTCCGTCATCTGCTGCGTTGACGAGGATGACAGTGCCTGGCATGCAGGTGTTGTCACCGCTGACTCGATCTATTACGGCAAAGGTAATCTCAATGTCACAACCATCGGAATTGAGCATGAAAACGATGGAACCAACAGCCTGGGCCTAACGCCGGCACAAATGGCCGCCTCCGTGCGCCTGATCGCGGACATTCGCCGGCGGCACGGCAACCTGCCGTTCATCCCCCATCACGCGATCAACAGCGGCCACGCGGGGTGCCCGGGTCCGCGCTTCCCGCTGGCCGAACTGGATGCGGCCACACGACAAAATAGCGCGACGACAACAATGAGCGGAGGAGGACGCGTGAACTATAAACAGCGGCACGTGTCGCAATACGAGAACTGGAACGACGGCACGGGCCTCAACGGCCACATGAACTGCGGCGAGGCCTCGTGGGCCCGGTGGTTGATCGCCGCGGACTACCCTCTGTTCCTCACGTTGATCTCGCAGGGCCTGACGTTCACCCAGGCGGTGGGGCGCCTGATGGCGCACGTGCGCCAGGTGGCCACGGGACAGGCCGAACACACGGGCGAAGCGGGGACGCTCGTGGTCCAGATGGAGCACTACGCGCAGGCCGCTCAGATTCCCGGCTGGAGCCTGGCGCCCGCAGAGAAGGCACTCTGGGGCAGCGGTGTCATACGCCCCTGGACGATCTTCTTGGCCCGCGCGTGGCAGCTCACGCCGGCGCAGTACCCCGTGAGTTTCCTGGGGAGTAACCTGGACCTGCCCGACCACTACATCCTCAAACTGCCGGGACGCGCCGATGGGCCGCTCTTCAATGATCCGCTGGCCTGGGACAACGGCCAGGCGGATTGCGTGTACACCGTGGCGTCGGTGCGCGAGGCCGTGGCAGGACCCTCGTGCCTGATGTTGCCGGATCCGTCGACCATCGCCTGGAGCGCGGTCGGTGACGGCGGGTACCGCGCTCACGCCAGGCCCGCTCCGACACGCCCCGCTCCGACGGCGGCGCGGTGGCGCGTGCGCGCCGGCGTCCCGTTGCACGTCGGTCCGACCTTCGGCCCTGGCGCGCTCGAGGACGCGGTGGACCTGACACTCGAGCAGCACGGTCAGGCAACGCCACACTGGACACCACTTTTTATGGGAGGACACGTGCGCTGGGCGCTCACATCGCTGCTGGAAAAAGTCGGTTAGTTCACCAAAAGGGGGAAGGGATCATGACGCAAGCAACCAACACGCTCGTGACCAATCAGATCATTGCCGTGATCGTGCTTGTCATCGCGGTCATCGTTCACGCCGCGCTCAACTATCTGGCGCTGGGACGGCAGACCAACGGCCTGGCAGCGCAAAACGCGCATGCCGACGCCGCTAACCAACTCGCGGTGAAAACGACCGGACTTCAAGCCGACGCGAACCACCAGGCCACGGACGCCACCCTGCACCGCTGGGCGCCGCCCGTGCTGGCCGCCGCCATCCGTCAGCTCGCGGCCGACAGTGGCGTGACGCCCGACGAGGTGCGCGCATCCTGGATGACGTACAAGGCCCAGGCGCTGACGATTGGCGCGGCCAGGCTCGTCGGATGGTTCCCGACGCTCAAAGGGGACGACGCGCGCCTGCTCCTCGAACATGTTGCCGACAGGGGCGGCACGCTCCTGACCAGCGCACTGCCAACCATTGAACAAATGGCCAGCCCGCTCCTAAACCAGGTCGGCAGTGAGGTGGCCGCGCTGCCGTTCAACAGCCTGCACATCCCACCCGAGGTCATCCAGCAGGCCGAGGCGATGGCGGCGGGATTGATCCCTGCCCTACGCACGGCGGCCCCGGCCCCGGCCATAACCCTGGCCCCAGCCCCGACGACGACCACCACTCCCGACGCGCCCCAGGTCGCTGTCAGCGACACGTTGCACACACCGGACGACGGTCCGGCGCCTGTGGAGGGGACCATCACACCACTCACACCAGGAGCCGCCGCGGCAACACCACCCCGTTAGAACAGGTCTATGCCGCACGGCATATCCAACGCCCTGATCGCACCTTTAGCGGTGCGATCAGGGCGTTTTGTCGTTTAAGGATAGGGGGGGGATGTGTGTCTCGCTCATAGCGCACACTCATCAAGCGCGACCATGTGGCGCGGGCAGGACATGCCATACCCATGCTTATTGTAGCCCCACCCCGCCGGCGCTTGCCATATGCCGGCCGCGTCTTTGGTTAAGAGGCACGGGGCGGAGCACCAACGCGTGCCCATGCGGCACGGGATGATGAGAGCAGCCATCTCAGCAGCGGTGGCCACGGGAAGCGGCTGGGGGACAGGTCCCGGCTGACTGGTCATGATCGCGACTCGGACGGCATCACCTCAATCCGTCCCGGCGCGATATCCACGACGACCAGGCGGGACAGGCGCAACGCGTCGACGAACGCCTGGTCGGTGCTCGTCACGATAAACTCCGTGCCGTCGGCGGTCGGATCTTCACTCAGAGGACGCAGGTCAATGTCCCACGCTCCTTCACCGTTCTCACGAATAGCATCCGTGACATAGATCAAGCGCAGTGTCATGGCCATCCCTCCGCGCGGCATCCCTCTGCCACCATCGTGTCAACGTCGTTAGTCACGCCTCCCTCCTTTCCCCTTTATCCACAGCTTATCCACAGCCCTCCACGGTCCCGATCGTCTCCCAATGCACGCGCACGATCTCTTCCCGCAAGTCCTCAACCTGCACCGCCCACCGTTTGCGCGTGTCGATCAGCAGGCGCACGGCGTCCACGGCGTGCGCCACGCTGCTGTGGTCTCGCGCGACCAGGCGGCCCACGGCGGTCAGGCCCAGGCCGAGGTCCTCGACCAGCAGATAGCAGAGGACCTGCCGGGCCTGGGCCTCCTCGGGCGTGCCGCGTGTGCACTGGATGAGTTGCCGGCGATGCAGGTCGTAGTAGGAGCAGACGACGCCGATGACGCGGTCGACCAGGTCCGACAGACGGTCGTCCGCGGCCTGGCGGACGGGACGCAGCTCCCACTGCTGGACATAGCACGCGTAGCAAAGTCCGCGACTAAAATGCCGGCGCTCCGTGGTCTGACAGCGGGCGCAGCGCGGGTGGCGGGCGGACGACCAGGCCGCGGAGGCGCCAGGACACGGAGGCGCCGGCCGTCCCATGGCGCGGTTAGGGTTGGCGGACATTGGTAGCCTCCTGCTCGAGGAGCGTCCCAGCCATTCGTTTAAGTAGCGCTAACACGGCGCGCCCATCGCCGACAGCCGTGTGGTCGCCGCCCGGCAACGGCTGCCACCGGTACGTCCCATGATAGGCGCTCCAGTCGCCGACGTACGCGGCGTAGAGCAACAGCGCGTCACGCACCGCCGTCGTCTCCAGCGGCGCGAGGGTATCGCGCCGGATGGAGGCCTCGATGAAGCCGAGATCGAAGCCTCTGTTGTAGATCCACACCTGACGGCCGCGCGTGGCCGCGATGACGCGCTCATGGAGCGCGGCGTAGGGCGGCGCGTCCAGGATCACCCGATCGGTCAGGCCGTGGATCGCCGTAGCGGCGGGCGGGATAGGCCGGCCAGGATTAACCAGCGTCTCCAGTAGCGCCGCGCCGTCGGGCGCCACGACCGCCACGGCGACGATGCGATCCTCGTGGGCGTCGAACCCCGTCGTCTCGACGTCGAGCACGCACCAGCCGGTTTGAGGGAGCGCCAGGACCATGCGCGCCAGGCAGATGGCTTCCTCTCGATCCTGTTGTCGCATCAGGTCCTCCGCGCGGTCTTGCACCTTCTCCTCGGTCGCCCACGTCCAGGCTGTTGTCTCGTCACGCGCCATTGTTCTCGCTCCTTTCATCTCTCTCATCGTCGTCGTCGAACACCATCGCTTGTTGCGCCCGGGCGGCGGTCCACGCCGCCACGGCGGCGGGATTCCGCCAGACGCTCTCGACGGCGCGCCGCGCCACGCGATGGCGCGGCGCATTCAACGCCATCGCGATATCGATCCGTTCCCACCCCGCCTCCTCCAGCCGGTCGTGGACCGCCGGGTAGCGATACCCCGACAGGACGACCATGGCGGGGCAGGCCAGCAGGTAGTCGACCAGCGCCTGGTGCGCGGCGACGTCGGCCTCCTGCTGCGCGGCCGAGATGGTCCACACCTGACCGCCCTGGTTCACCGCGTCGGCCAGTTCGTAGGCGTAGCGTTTGGAGTAGCGGCCGCGCGTGGCCATCACATACGGCGGATCGAGGTACGCGCAGACGCCGGGCTTGGCATAGGCGTCCATGATGCGCCGCCAGTCGCCGTGCTCGATCTGCACGTGGCGCAAACGGCCGTGGATGTCTGGCAGCATCTCCACGATAGACAACCACCGCTGTCCGGCGCTGTTGCCGCCATTGCCAGCGCGATAGCCCCATGCGCCCGGCATCACCACTGGCGCGGCGGGCGGCGGGAGCGTCGCACTGTATTTCCACCCCGAGCGGGCGCCCGTGCCCGTCGAGCCGCCGAAGGCCTGCCGGACGCACACGTACCAGGCCCACGCGCGGCGCACGGGGTCGGGCTCGGACACGGCCTGTGCGCGGCAGGCCTCGAACTCCACGCGGGCGTACGGCGTCAGGTGGCACAGGCGCACGAACTCATGGAAGAGGTCGGGGTCACGCAGCACACGATAGAAATGCACCACGCCGTCGTCCAGGTCGTTGATGGTTTCGAGGGGTGACGGCTCCTTGCGCCAGAACACCGACCCGCCGCCGAAAAACGGCTCAATGTAGCACTGATGAGGCGGCAAGAGCGGAATGATATGGTGCGCCATATGGCCTTTGCCTCCAAACCAACAGATGGGCGACCGTAACGGCTGATACGCGGCAGCGGATGTCATGAGTGCACCACCCGCATAGCATGCGTCGCCGTACACCCGAAGCGCGCCCCGCTATCTTTCCAATACATGCCCGTTGCTCTTAGTCGACGCATCTCTGCTTTCTGCTCATCAGTCAGGACGGGGCGGCCACGCCAGGTGTGGGATAGTTGATAGGCGCGCGCGCGGCCCTGTGCGTAGGCGTGGTCCATAGTGCCGGTCGGGGTGACGAGCTCGAGGGTAGATAAGCGATTGTGATGCTTGTTGAGGTCCTTATGGTTGACCTCCAGGCCTTCGGGAATAGGGCCATTGAACCAGACCCAGATCACCCGATGCGCCTGCACGGAGCGCGTCTTGTCCGCGCTCACTCCGAGCGTCAAGCGTCGATACCCTTTGTTGCCAACGTTTTCGGCTCGACGGGGCGTGACGGGGATAAGGCGTGACGCGCCTTTCCCGTTGTTCCGACGTTCGGCAACGCGCCAGATGCGCCCCTCGTCGTCAATGCGCAAAACGCCATCATGAAGCATCTGCAACGCCAACTCCAACGGGTGTCGTGCCAGGGGCGAACGCAAAAGCGTCTGTGCAACAGGGGTCGTTTGCATGGTCATGACTAGCACTCCCACCACGCGCCGTAACCGCGGTAGAACAAGTACGCTGCGATGTGCGCCTGGGCGTCGGGGTCCGTGATCGGGCGGTACTCGGGGTCTGGCGCGCTCAGGTGAGGCGCCAGGCTCATGTCCGCGTTAAGAAGTTGCACCCCAAACGTGTAGCTGGCGCTCTTAAATTGATATAACCCGATCGTGCCGCTTGCTGGATTGTAGGCGGCTCGATCAAGCCCGCTCTCGCACTGGGCCACGGCCGTCATCGCGGCCACGCTCAAGCCATAAGCGACCGACCAGTAGGAAATGCTGGCCAGCACGCCATCGTCCGCGGCGGCCGGTCGTGGCGTGAGGGCAAGACCAGCCAGCGCCAGGCCGACCAGGACACCGGCGAGGCGACGACGTCCGCGTACGCGGGGTGAGGATGAACAGGAGCCGGAATGCCGCCGGCGGCGGCACGAGCCGCACACAGGAAGGCGCGTCATAGCTGCACCTCTACCCCAACCGTCCGCACGGCAGCTAGGCAGATCGCCTCCGCCGCCGTGTCGCCATGACCCCTACGGCCCGACCCGATGCCCGTCACGCGCGCATCCGGGGTTCGCAGAAAAGAGCACGTCCACGAGAGAGCCCCGGTCTGCCGCAGCCCCGACAGTCGCCAACCCCGGTGGTTCAGCGCGACGACGCACAGCCACGCATCCTGGATGGTCTGACTCGGCGCCGGCATCTCCTCCATGATCGTGCGCGTCCCGTTTGGCGCGACGTAGTAGCCAGTCGTGTCACCGGAGTACCGCTCGCGGTAGGTGTAGCCACACACCTCCGTCAGCACGAGGTGGTCGCGCTGATAGGGGGCGAGGGCGGACCAGCGCGTCATGGCCGCACCGCCCGCGCCGCTAATCGCTCGTTCGCGGCCGCGATGGCGGCCACTATCGCGGCCAGGTGCGCGTCCGAGCCCGCTTCGGCCAGCCAGGTGTTCCACACCCGCGCCCTCAGATGCGCGGGGACAAGCTTCCAGTGATCCCAGCACATGAGTTTGGCGCGCGCGACCTGGCGCGCGCAACCCCACGCGGGGCACTGATGCGTGTCAGTTGCGTTGTTCATTCCGGCTCCTCAATCTTTTTGTTGTTCCACCGGACAAGACAACGCTTTACCGTGCGTTTGTCGGCGACGGAGCGCCTCCACCACCAGGCCCAGGACCTCTTTGGCCTCCTGCGCGTCGGGGTGTTGCGCGGGCCTGCGCGCTCGCGTCCGCACCCGGGTGACGATGGCTCGGACGCCCTGCGCCGTCAATCGGTAGTCGGCGGCGATCTCCTCCATCGGCTGCCGGTCGCGCGCCTTACGGACACACACCGTGACATACAGCGCCACGGCCCGCGCCTCGCGCAGCGGCGGCGTCAGGTCAGGCCCGGCGCACAACGCGTCAGGCTCGTCCGCGCCGTACCAGCGCGCGACACGCGTCAGGACAAAGCGCCGGAACGCGGCTCGTCGCCGGCGCGCTTTCTCTTCCCGTTCAGCCACTCGGGCGGCCCGCGCCTCGGGCGTGCGGTACGTCTCCGCGTACCGACGGCGGGACCGTTCGCCGATCTCGTCACGCCTGCGCCAGTAGTGCGCCGTCGTCTGCCGATTGAGCACGGCCCGGTTGACCAGGTAGTAGCCGCGTTTCCACTCGCGCTGATCCTCGGCATGCGCGGCGTCCCACTGCCGCTTGTACACGCGGATCTCGCCCTGGCAGCGCGCGGCATAGGCCGCCTTCGTCACGCGAGTCGTCTCGAACCGTCCGAGGTAGTAGGCGCGCATCGCGGGCGGCGCCGCGTCCACCTCGCACGATCGGCAGCGCAGTGGGCGGCGCGTGCCGCGATAAAGCAAGCGGTAGCTGTCGAGCGGGACCTCTGTCAGGCAGCCAGGGCAGAAATAGCGCCGCGCGGGATCGCGATCGTCGATCCAGGTCATGGGGACGGCCATCACGACACCTCGCTCTCGGCGCTGTCATCAGCGCCTGCCGCCGGCGGCCCGACGGCCAGGTCGTCGTGCTGATCGGGGCTGGCCCACTGCGACCGCAGCCACCCGTAGAACGGGTAGGACCGGAGGGGGTTGTCGGGATCGCCCGCGTAGCGATACTGCGACGCCCACTCAGCCAGCTCCTTGCGCGTCTGGATCTCGAACACGAGCTTGAGCTGCGTGTCAATCGGCAGCGTGGCCAATTGCTCGGCCGTCAGCTCCTTCATGCTCTTGTCCCACAGCGCGGGCGCGTGGCGGTGCGTCGCGGCGCGCAGCGGCCCGACCGCCGTACCCCACTGGAGCATGCGTCGCAGCATCAGCGCCACCTGCATCGGGTGCAGCGGCCGCGTATCCACGTGGCGCGCCAGGCCCTCCAGGTCGGCCGCCACCTCCGCCTTGACGACGGCGTCCCGGCGCGCCGTCTCCTCGTCGCGCAGCCCCTTGTAGCGCGCGGGATCGGTGCAGATCGGGACCGCTTCCGCCTGGTAGCCCTGGGCCTGGCCGCGGCAGGGACACGCCGCCGTGCAGGCCTCTGGTACGGGGTAGCCGTAGGATTTTTCGCACCGTTCGTACGTGTCGCTAGCGAGATCTCGGAGGTGCGGAATGGCGGCAGCAGGTGCGCCATCGGGCGTCGCCGCGGCGTCGCGCGATGGCTGCTGGCGTTGGCGCGCCGCAGCCGTGTTCAACTCCTTCCAATGCGACGGATTGAGGCACACGCTGTGGTAGCTGTCTTTTTTGCGCGCGTCGAAGGGACAGCCTTTGCACGCGGCGAACGGTGTGAACAGGATCTGCAGCAGCCCCGCGCGCTGGAGCGCGTAGGAGTCCGGAATCGACGACTCCAGATTCTTGCTGGTGGCGCCGGTAGCCACGGCCTGGGCGGCGATCGCGGACGCCGCCGTGGGGAAGGCCTTGAAGCGCAGCAGGGCCGCGCCGTGAGCCACACTGAGCGCGCCGGCTCTGATCAACTCCCGCACATCTTCCGGCAGGTCCAGCAGGCCGATCGCCTTGGCGATGGCGGGCTGGGTGCGGTTGACGGCGCGGCCGATCTCGCTCTGCGTGTAGCTGGCCTGATCGCGCAGACGCCGGTAGCCCTCGGCCTCCTCGATGGGATCGAGGTCCCGACGCTGAAGATTTTCGATCAGGGCCAGGGCCAACGCCCGGCGGTCGTCGACGCCCTCCAGGATGCGGGCGGGGACGGTCTCCATCGCGGCTAAAGCGGCCGCGCGCCAGCGTCGTTCACCGGCGATGAGGGAGTAGTAGGGAGGCGGCCCGTCGGGCGCCACGTCCGCAATAGGGCGCACCACGACGGGCTCGAGCATGCCATGCTCTTTGAGACTGGTGGCCAGCTCCTCCAGGGCCGCCCGGTCAAAATGGGTGCGCGGGTTGATCGTGGAGGGCATGATCCACTCCCGTGGCAGGTCGAGCATACCGCCGGCAGCAGGGGTATGCCGCGCGGCATAGGGTGAGGTAGCGGACGGGGGCGGGATGGGCACGGGCACGGGCACGGGCGCCGGAGATGGAGGGCGTGAGCGCGGGCGTGCGGTGGTGGTCACGGGGAGATCTCCTCTCGGATCAGATGGTGATGAACGTGGGCGTGGGCGCCGAGCGGCAGCGCCGGCGGAGGCCGGCGTCACACTGGAGCGCGCCACGGAAGACGTAGACAGCGAGGTGACAGGCACGACAGCGCGCCACCTGGCTGCCGGCGAGTCCGGGCCCGGGCGTCGTCATGTCGTGCTCGAGCGCGGTGGCCCGCGCGACGAGGGCCGCCAGGCGGCCCTCGTCGCGCGGGTCGCGCGCCGGGTCCACGGCCGCGTCGGTCGGCGTCAGATGCGGCGTCATCGGCGTGGCCGCCAGGACGTGGGCGAGAGAACAGGTGGCGCGGTGGGCGGAGCGCCGCTGTCGAGCAGGTCGTCCTCGTCAAGGCTTTGAGCGTCCGCGCCCAGGCCGTCCTCGTCGCTGTCGTCGGATCCAGGGTCGGGCAGACGCTGTTGCACGCCCACCGTGGCCGCCAGGCGCTTCTCCAGGAGCGCCGCGACGCTGTCCACGAGCGCGCCAATCGCATCGCTGCCGTCCTCTATGGACACGGGACCCACCCACACCAGCGCCACGCGGATCGCGGCGTCGGGCTCCCGATGCGCGAGGCTGAACGTGCGCTCGACTTTCACCTTGACCTGCAGTGGGGTCTCGTAGCTATGTTTACCGGTGAGCAGCCGGCAGAACCGGGCCACGAGCGCGCCGACAAAGGTCATGACCTCGTCGGTCGTCACGTCGGCCAGCCACGTGACGCGGACCTGGAGGCGCGCGTCGGGCGCGAGGTCCAGGAGATCGTAGGACTGGTCGATCTGAGCTTTCGCGGGCTTACGGACGGCCATGGGATACCTCCTTGTTGTCGCGCGTGCCGGCGGTCGTGTCGCCGGCGACATGTGAGGCGCGCCACCCGATGGCGCTGGGACTGTCGGGGTACTGCTCCAGGGACGATGGATGCGCCGCGAGCCACGCGGCTTCCGGATCTGGCTCGTACGCAAGCCCGTCGCGCGCGGCTTTGAGCCATAGCGCGTCCGGGAACGGCTGCGCGTCACACCCGTCATCGCACGGATAGGTGCGGCACGCCGGGCACACGATCATGCGCTCGTCCCGATAGTAAAATGCGTGGACCGCCGCGCTCGGCGCCGCGGCCACCCGTCCCGTGCGGAGACGACGATCGTCGCCGTCCATGATGACGACGGACCCATGGGCGGCATCGCGCAGACGCGACGCGAAGCGCGGCGAGCGCGCGGCGAGTTCCGCCAACGTCAGGTTGCTGGTAACAACCGTGGGGAGATAGGCTTCGTACCGTGCATTGATAAGGCTGTCAATCTCCGTGTCAGCCCATGGCGTCGCCAAGTGCGCGCCCAGGTCGTCGATAACCAGCAGGGACGCGGTGGCCAGGCGTCCCGTCACCGTCGCCGTGTTACCCGGCTCCTCCGCGGCCACGCCAAACGTTGCCTTCAAGCGCGCCAGGAGGTCGTGCGCGGTCAGAAAAAGGGGCAGTCCCCGCTGCTCCGTGTACGCCCACAGAATGCCCGCCGCGAGATGCGTCTTTCCCGTGCCGGTTGGGCCGAGAAACGTCAGCAGCCCGGACGGTCGCGCGGCGAACATGATGGCCCGACGGTAGCCAGTGAGGTGCGCCGTCCCGTCGAAGGTCTCCAGACGCCGTCCACGCAGCGCACCCACGCCCGGCTGGGTCAGCACGCGGTCAATGCGGCGCGGAGCCGTCACATGAGCGCACGCATGGCAGGGCACGGCGCGGCCGAAACGCGGATCGTCAAGGGAGACATCGAGCGTCACGTAGCGCAAACCCAGACAGCGCGCACAGTCGGCCGTGGCGTGAACCGTCTCGGGAGCGCCGTCGACACGCGGCCGTTGCGACACTCTCCACCGCGCCAGGTCCTCGCTCAGCACCGCGCCAATTGGACGCGGATCGGATGGTGGCAATTTGTTCATGCGACGGTCCCCTCACCGCCGGCGCATCCCGGATCATGCAGCGAGCCGGATATTTTGAGGCACTGCCGGCAATATCCCGCGACAGCCGTCGCCCGTAATTGCTCCATCGTCAGGGGGATCGGTCGGGATGATGAGTGTGGAGCGCCACCATCGCTGAGTGAGCGCCTGTTCGCGGTCGCAGACGACCCCTGACGCTCAGCAGGTTTCGACGCGGGATAGCCCCGGAGTTGCCACCGCACCCACGTGTCCGGCAGCGCGCAGTCGGCCAGGTACGGTTTGTCGGACCAGTACGCGAGGCCGTAGCCGCTCAGCTCGTAGGCTTGACAGCGCAGCCACTCGTCAGTCGTGCGGCCGCGGCGCGCCAGCAGCCGGTTCGTGGCCGCACGCTCCAGGTCGGACAGACCCCGCCCTAAGCGTCGTTCAGCGTCCTCAATGAGACGATCAACCTCCAGTGACACGGTGGAGGAGGCGATAGCGGGCGCGCTCGCGCCCGCTATCGCGCCCGCGCCGCCTCCACCGTTAGCTATGGTCGTAGATACCGTTTCCTCCTGTATAAGGTCTGGAGGGGGAGAACTGCACACTTTTGCAGTGGGATTTTGGGGAGAGCTGCACACTTTTGCAGTGGGGCGGGGGACAAAAAAAGAGGCGGGCAGGGTGCGCGACGCGGCGACGATCCGCGTTTTAGCGCGCTCAATGAGGCCGCCGAGGACGCGCTTGATGTACTCCATCCGCCCGAACCAGAAGCGCGTGCGCCGGCCGCCCTGCGCCAAGCCCACGCGCTCACGGACGATGACGCCCGCGGACGCGAGGCGCGCCAGATGATAATAGACGGTGCGCTCGGCAAGGCCCGCCTCGCGGGCGAGTTGTGCTACTCCATCCTCGTCGGACGACCCGAGGATGACACAGCCGTCCCAGTCGGCATGTGACCAGAGCACCCCCAGCGTCCCCATGCATGACCGGAGGCGCTGCATGATCCCCTCCCGAAGGAGAGCAGTGTTGTAGTCGTGCGTGCGGAACGTGCCGTTCCAACTGAGGGCATTGATCTCGGTGACTGATGGCGCGGAAATGGTTGTGGCCGTCATCGCGCGATCACCCAACGTGATAGCGCATAGGTGTCTTGTGTCTGGTGACTGCAAACGTGTAGACTATACACAGCAGGAGTCCTTTCTCGCCCCGGACCGAGTGATGCACGATCCGGGGCATTTTTATGCGGGTGATGGGCGCCCGACAGGAGGCGTCCGGTAAAGTTACGGGAAGAGCGGCGGTAGCGGCGGCCAGCCGATGAGCCACATCAGGCCCGCGCACAGGCCGACGCTCGCGATGATGACGGTGAGCTCGAGTAGCGCCACGAGCGCCAGGTGGACGACAGCAGCGCGGCGCGGGGGGTAGACGCCCGGCGTTGGCGGTCGAGCCACGACGCGCGGGCGTCCACGCCTCTCACGAGAACGTGACATGGGCTGAGGCGACGGTGTCATCGCGCCACCGTCCGCGTGTCACGCTCGGCCTGGTAGCCGTAGGCGGTCGCCGGCAGCCGCGCTAGCACGTGAGCCGGATCGTTGACGTTAAGCCGCCTCTGCGCATATCCCAGCAACGCCCGGTACTGCCGGTCGGTGATGAGGCTCTCCTGCCGTGCCTGGCTGGCATCGTTCCAGCACGCCGCGACGTCGCCGGCGCCCGTCGGCGGCCGCATGCAGCGCTCGAGCTGCAGAAACACGTCGATGTCGGCCTGCGTCGCGTCGTGGCAGGCGATGCGATGCCACGCCTCGCGCGCCTTGATCAGCGCCTGCGCCGTGGCGTTGCCGCCCTGCGCCATGGCCCGCCCCTCGGCCTCCAGCACTTTGCGTAGAGTGTCGGCGAGCGCGGGGTCCTGGACATTAGACGTGGCTGCCGCCGGCGGGGAGGTTTTTTCCTCCCCGCCGGCCGGCTCAAAAGGGATGTCGCCCTCGACCGCTTGCAGCTGGTTGATCAGCCACTCCTTCCACGTCGCGAGCGCACTGAGATCGGATGGCCGCTCACCCCTGCCGAAATCGGCGCCGAGTTTCTGTTGGGCCGCGGCGTCAGCGGGGGCTGTGTAGTTTGCTTTCACGGCCGCGTCCGCGATCCGGTCGTTCAGCTCGGCGTGGCGCGCCTTCCAGTCAACGGCTGGCGTGGGGGGTGATGGGGCGGCTGATGGGGCGACGCTTCCCTCGACGATTTCCCCTGTCGTCACGTCCACGGCGCGTGGCGCCGGTACGGGCGACGAGGAAGGGGCGGCATCCAGGTGAGGCGCGTCGCCTGCGGATATGTCATCGTCCGCTGTTTCGTCAAGCACAAGTTCACCGTCGGCTGTCACGGCCACGCGGCTTGGGGCCAGTTCCTCCGACGTATACATGCCTAGAATGGAATCCTGGAAGGCGGTGTGTGCCGCCGCGGCAATGGCGCGTGAGCGCAGCATGGCGCGCGGATACTTGTCCCAGTTGAGGTTGCGCCTGTCGCCGCTCAGCAGGCCGGCGCGCGTCGCGTCTTCCATGCTAAACGTCAGGCGGCCGGGAGACTCCCAGCCGCGGCGTCGGTACTCAACCGTGCACTGTGTGTTGCTGGTTTCCAGCACCTTCAGCGCCTGATTACCGTGGTCACGGTAAATGAGAGCGGCCAGCATCTCGGCCGATGCCGTGGGCTTGCCGCCGATGAAGTGGAAGCTCCGTAGGGCGGCTGAAGGCGGCACACCCAGCTCGCGGCCGGTTTGGACGACCGCGATCACCTTGGCGACGCTGTCGAGGTGCTTATAGACACCGGAGGCTTCGAACATTTGCGACATGCGCTGGATGATGGTCCATTCGGACTCGGTGGGCAGGTCCGCGCGTGGCTGCGACAGCGCCAGCGAGGTCGATGCGGATTGGAGATCGGACGTCATGGCTACATTTCCTCTATCGGTAAGCAACGCCACCGGCGGCCGTGCCGTATGCCGTAAATTGTCTGGATCGATACGCCGAATTGCGCGCTCAACTGTCTGACCGTTGTCCCGACGGCGCACGCCGCTCTTATCGCCACCACATCGATTGCACGGAGCTTTGCTGATGGATGGCGTTCACCTGGTTGTGAGCGTCCTGGTGACGATGCGATATGACGACCACGTGTGCCATGGCCACGTGCATTGCGGCGAAGAGCCATGTCAGAAGCTGTACTGAGGAACAGATGGTCTGGCCGCACACATCCGAGGTTGCCGCAGTGCTGGCCGACCTTTAATCCATCGAGCACAGGCCCGTAGGTCAACGCGTATGAGACGCGATGAACCTGGCCGTGACGATCCCCGACCCGGGTTTGACCATACCCTGACGCGCTTCGGCGACCACGCCATTCCCAGCACTCACCGTCTTTATCGACGTAGGACCAAAAACGGTCGGCGAATGCCGGGCGCGCCATCATGTCGGCAGAGGTAGGACGAATAAGTGGCCGTTTCGCACGCGTCGCATTTGCCTCGCGGCGACGCTCTCCGTCCCGCGCCTGAAAGCGCCAGGCAGGCGGCATCACGACAGCCTTCCAGGTATGACCGGTGAGGATGAAGCGTATGTTGCTCACGGTGACGCCGTACGCATCTGCTAGCATCTGGCAACTTTCGCCAGCAGCATGACGGAAGCGAATCGTGCGCACCGCATCGGCCGTCAGCTTGACGTGGTAAGACCGTTCGCTTGTGGGGCCAGTTGGCCGGAGACGACCTTTTATCACCGCGTCAAGAGTATTATCCCTGGGCGTCCCCACGAAGAGGTGATCCGGACGCACGCACACCATGTTGTCGCAGTGGTGGCAGACGTAGAGACCTTCCCCAATAGAACCATGTGCGAGGAGGTATGAGAACCGATGGGCCTGCACCAATTCTCCCCGACGGACCGCAAAGCGTCCGTACCTCAGGCCAACGGAAGCAGTCCATGTCCAGCACTCGCCCGACCTATCCACTTTGGCCCAGAATCGTTCCCGCAACGCGGGCAAACGGTCCTCAAGACCGACCAGAGAGGTGCGAGTGGTCCTGTTGTTGTTCAGTGCCATCGCTCAGGCCTCTTCCCAGAATTTTCCGTGTTCGTTACACATCCACCAGCCATACCGTGCGCTTGTCGGCGCCCCGCAGCCGATGACACCACACGGATTCCCGCGTGGCGCCATACCCTCTGGCTTCAGCCGACAGACGATGGCCGGCCGTTGGGGGCGTTGCGATGACGCGGCGTCCCCGGTTTGAGAATGCTGTGAGGGCGCCGAGATGGAGACGGCGTGTTGAGTCATGACGCGCCGTCCGACGTGGTGTCCATGGTCGAGCGGCTACTATCCGCCACGGCGACGATCTGCTCACGCAGAGCCTCCAACAGGCTGGCGATGGTGCGTATGCGTCTGCCACCCGCGGTGAGTTCGTTGAGCTGGGCGTAGCGGTCGAGATCGGCGATGACGCCGCACAGGTTGGCCTCGGCCGTGCCGAGCAGGTGCGCCTCGATCGGCGCCAGCGGTGCTTTGTGTGGATGGAAGGGCGTCATGCCGCGCCTCGTTGGCGTCGCCGGCTATCGCGGCTGTCGTAGATCACGGTCGCGCCATGACATCCGAGGACACACCGACCATCGGCGTAGAGGATGCCTGTCTCGCCACACGCCGCACAGACACCGTGCGACCCGCGCTTGCTCGGAGCGGCCACGATGGTCGCGGTCGCGGTCGGCTGCGTGTCCGCGTTGCCGGCGACGGGCACGGCAAGCGCGCCAGGCGCGGCGGCCTTACCCGCGCAGAGTGGGCAGAGGCCCGAGGGGTGCGCCGTGCGCCGCCCCCGGCACCGCCGGCAGATGATTGCCGCGCCGGCGGTCACGTGGTCGGACGCCTCTACGTGACGGTGGTGCGCCGTGTGGATGGGGAGCGAAGAGAGGGGCAGGCCAGCGTCCGAGGCCGGGACTGCTGTTGGGATCATCGTCGGGGTTGGCGTCAGCTGGGCCAGGCCGTGGAGCTGGGGCCGGCCCACGGGCACGCGCGGCGTGACGTGGGCCGGTGGCTCCATTCTGGACTGATGTTTGCAGCGCTTGGCCGCGGGGCAGGAGCACGACCAGCGGCCCGTCGCGGCGCTGTAGCGCAGGTTGTACACGTTGCCCGGCGTCTTCGGGTTGTCCGAGCGCATCCGGACATGGTCGGCCGTGACCTCGACGTAGGCGCCGGGGTAGGGGGAGGGCTGAGGGTATGACGACGACAGTAAATCATCTGGTAGACTGTCGCTAGGTAGTGATACCTGTACCAT